GGATTATCATTAAAAGGGATAAAACCCATTTCTTTTATTCCATAATACGTCAAGATTTTTACATTGATATTACTTTCGCTCATAATAATCCTCCTTTTCTTCTTGAAACAGTAGTTCTATTGTGTCGGCTCATACCATATCAAATAAGTTTCTCTATCTGAAAAACTATCGTAATAAGCACTCCAACGCTTAACACGTTTTCCCATTCCAAAAATTATTTTTTCTGCCTTTACCTTTGTGTTTACTTCAATTCTTAACACAGCAGCACCTCCATAAAATACACGATTTATCAGTCTTCGTAATCATCATCTCCGAAGTAATCAACCGTTCCAATTTGTTCACCTTGAGTTAATACAACTGCGGTTTCATCATCTCCATAAAAACTATTGATACGATGTTCTTCTACTTCATACATAATATTCATTGCAAAATTACTTCCGTAATTCTGAATCATACCAATCTTTACTTCCATATCATCATCAAAACGCTCTAATTCATCAATCAATTCTCTTACTGTCATATTATCATCCTCCTTTAGTCTTCTTCAACTGCCATCCATTCATGGATTGCATTATCAAAATCTTCTTCCCATTGTGGATCATCTACGCTACATGTGCTGCCATAATCATAAGTTGGAACACCAACAATTACTTCGGTTTCGTTTACAACTTCGCCAACATAATTCATTTTATCTTCTTCCTCATGATAGAATGAAACAATTCCGGTACAGAAATCCTTTACTGCTTCTGCGGATTTAGGGTTACAGTAAACATATACTGTATTACTTGATGTGTTCTGTATCTTCCAAATCATATTTGAATACTCTCTTGCATTATTGGTCAACTTCAACCATGCCATAGCATACTCTTCAATAGTTCCTTTGAATTCTACCGTAAGCAACACAGCCTTCTTCCGTACAAATGTAAGTTTTTCTTTTAACATAATATCAACCTCCGTTTTCTATAAAGATAATTCCATCTTAAAGTCTTTTGCAAACTGTTCTTTCATTTCTTCTAATGTACCGCTATCAGAACAATCTGCTATCTCATAGGTCAAGGAATAATAATCCTCATGTTCCCATAACTTTACCGTTTCCGTATAATTCTCCATAGGAATCTCAACTGTCTTAATCAATTTACACATACTCTTATCCTCCTTTGCTAAGTATATCACAACCGGTTCTGTTTGTCACTCCCACCCTATTGAATTACAATTTCATGGTGATTTATAACAATGCAATGACCGCATTTCTATACATCGTTCTTCCATACATCTCAACTTCTTTCTGATACACAATTCCTTTGATGTGTTCAGATTTGTATTCTTTAATAAAATCAAAGAATTCTTGTGTTGGTTGTTTGTCGATGTCCAACTCGAATACGCCACCAAGACAAACGTGACTACGATAGTCTTTTCCAAGGCTCACTTTTTGAAATCCTCTGTAATATCCACACTCATTACCAAAGAACTTTGTAAGGATATCATTAAATTCAAAGTACCACTTAACTCCCTCACGGATATTTCCGTTTTCATCTCTATACATTGTATTTTTAGGTGTTTCCATTACTATTCCTCCAATCTATTCTTTTCCTTCTAATTTTTTCATTTTCTCTATAATGCTTTCTTTCAGACTTGCTATGCTACCAGTTGCTTCTTTTATAGTACTAAAACTATTTTGTGTCACTTTCTTTTCAAGTCTTTCAATGTCTCTTACAATCCAAATAAATTGAAAGTTAAATACATTATCAATATTACTATATTCTTCGCTAGTTTTTGCCTCACTTAATTTAAGAATAAGCTTCTCTTTCAGCGTTTGGAACATACCTTTAATCTCTTTTAGGTCTGCTTCATAACTAATTGAATCAACTTCCCTTTTTCTTTTATCTGCTTTATATTTACGAAGACGATTTTGTAACTGTTCTCTGGTTTCTGTAATGTTAAAACCACTTTTATCGAACTCGCTTTCATTTCTACGATAATAATGAGAAGTAGTAGAAGCTCTTTTTACTGTTCTTTTGTATTCTGCATCTTGTTGAATGATAAATATTCCAAGTTTCCCACTTTTTCTATCTGCTTCAAAATCATATTTTGCATAATAATGGTCAATTGAATATTTATATCCTCCGTTACTTACTTCTACATCAAATTTCCCTCTATCTAATTCAACGCATTTGACATCTGTTCCTTTACAAACTAATAATATTCCACTATCACTTCCTGTTGTCTTTTCAATACTATTAGCAGTGAACTTTCCAAGTAATCCAGTTACCTTGAACGGTTTTTGAAAGTCATAACCATAATTACAAGCAATATATTGTAAAGCGTTTCTTCTACATTGCAATAACTCTTTTAAAGCATCAGTAAATACAATATTAAGCTCGTCTGCTTTTTCTTTATTACCACTATGCAATAAGTTCTCTCTCATTGCCCTAGTCAATAAAGTTCCCTTACTAATTTGATATCTTTCATTTAAAAGTTTTATTACATTTTTATCTTGAAAATCAAACACATAAGGAGTGTTATTGCAATTACCTACATAATATCTACTATGTTCTTCAAATCTAATTCCATTCTCGCTGTCCAGAATAAAATCACCAAAGTATACATTGTCTACTTCTACACTATATTTCAAGTAAATTCCATTGATATTCACAATGTTTTTATAATAACTTTTCTTTTTATTAAGAAAAGCAATACCATAATAGCCAAGCACTTTCGCTTGTAATCCTTGAACTAATAAATCTAAGTTATTATTCAATGTGCTGTCACATTCACTTACAGTATGATTGTAACGGTTCTTAATAGACATATGACTTCCGTTCTTCGCTATCTGTATATTAAGAATAGAAGTGCCGTATTCATCTTCCCTTTGTGGATGCTTACTTCTTTGTATTTTATCAATATCCTTTTTTATCGCAACTAACATATGATACTGACTCATACGACCACAAAGATCATTATAAGTACAAATTTTTTCACCTGTTGCATAATATTTTTCACACTCTGCTATCTTCTCCCTATCATCAAAGATTACTGTATCATATCCTGCCTTTATAAAATCTTCAACGATTTCCTCTTGTGTTGTTTCCCTTATCTTTCCAAACGTATCATTTTCACTTATTTCAGAACAAATTGATTTTATTTGGAACTCATCTAAATCAGAAAATACATTCCTTGCGTTTTTTGGTGTTATTAATGCACTCCGTAACTTTTCTGCGTCAACCGCAATATTTTTAATATATGAATAAGCATAATCTCCTACAAATTTTTTCAAATTACTCATAATTTATTACCTCCGTTTTCTTAATTTTTTTTGTATTACAAAAGGCAGATAAGAATTTCTTCTCCATCTGCCTTGATAAAATATCCCTTTCATTGCTATCTGATAGACCTAAAGTGGCTCAACTTTAAATGTCCAACATAATTTTTCTTTTCCTTGTCTTTGTAAATCTGACCATACCAATCTCCTTCATAGTCACCATTCACTGACGAAACTTCAAGATAATAATGTTTTCCTACTTCTATCTGAGTCTGATGTGAGATTGTTTTTCTTTCATTAATACAGATAACTTCTTGCATATCTTGTCCTCCATTTCTCTTTAAAAGATTACTTCTATTGCTCTTTTACTCTGTAATAACACCATGTATCATCAGAAGCGTAGTGCAAATCAATTTCCTTTTCAGATGCATTAAAATACACTACACAAGTATGTGTATCAAGAAACTCTTCATTCTGTACATAGGCTTCCTTTGCTGCCAATACACACATTTCCTTATAAGCCTCTTCTTTTGTTTTAAAATTCCCATACAATCCATCTTCACAGTCACCCCAAGAGTAACTAATTTCTATTCCATACATAATCATTCCTCCTATTTGTCCAACTTTCTAAGTTCCGTTATCAACTGATTAATGTGTGTAGTATGAATATCATCTAAACCTGCATAGATGACAGGATTTCCACTTCTCCATTCCACAATTTCATTATCAATCGGAATACTATTCATATAATCTCTGTTCGCTCCATATATTCTACCATCATGCTTCTTAATGGCTGCGATTGTAGCAAATACTTCTTCCGTCTGCTTTACACCAAACTTATGTATAATCTCACACATTGTTGCAGTTGGTGACTGCTCTCTTGTTTTGTTATAAATCCGTACAATTTCCTTCCATGCATTTGCAATTTCTTTTGCGTTCATCATTTCACTTACCTCCTTAGAATATTGTTTTTATCGTGGTTCACATACCTCAACAGTGCCATAATTATTATAAGTTACCAAATAAATACCATCGTCCTGTTGAGACTCCTTATACTTTTCAAAGGCTCTTCTGGCAATATCGTCAAGTCTCTCTCCGTGCTTACCATCTGTTTCCATTAGTATGTGTTTAGGAAAATTCCAATCCTTACGTCCTACACATATTATCATTGCATTTTTAATAATCATAATCATTTCCTCCTTAAAATGTGGGTTCTATATCATAATTCCAATATCTGTTGTTCCGTCTGCCATAGGCACAGCATCCCAACTTGTTACTACTTTTTCAAGCAAGTCCTTTCTGTTTGCCTTTAATTCCGTATAAGTACCACTGAAAATCACATTGTCGTTTGTATCTTCCGTGACTTCTATGTGATAGTTATTCCGTGTTCCTTTTAGGAATTCTTTTACGGTTTGCATATTACCACCATCCTTCCTCCTCATCGTCATCATGGTGATCAATGTTATAACATTCGCTTGTATCAAAATCCCAGTTTAATTCATCAATCGGCTTATCCCACAAGTGATTATCGTCTGCAATATAGTTCATCAAATTTGCAAAGCTGCTTGCCTTGAGATTTTCCATCTCTTCTGTGAACTTATAGGTTGGTTTCATGCCACCATCCTCATAAATGTATATATCAATAGTGTTATCTCTGTTTACAAGTGCCTTTATAAAACCTCTTTCGTTCTTGTGGAACACATAGAATTCGCACAAACGGTCATTGCAGCTCCAATCAAAAGGAGTACTATCGTTTCCATTCATATAGTGAATTGCTCCGTTTGTATCCAACATATCGTCAGTGATATGCGGAAACATATTCCGTGCCACCTTAAAGATTCTTTCAATTTCCCTTTTAAATTCGTATCCGTTCATAGTTTTTATCCTCCTTAATCCATTCTTCCATAACTATAATGGATATTCGTTGCACCAATGTTTTCCAACATAGTCTTAATCGTATCTGTATGTCTTTCCCAACTGATACTACCTTGCCACGGAGAACATGATGCCATAAAGTATTCCTTTCCGTTCCATTCAAACTTAAATCCTGCGCCAATTACGCAAGAGCCAATGTCTCCAACCATTTCGCTTAACTTGTACCATGCAAGCATAATGTTCCGTAATTCTGACGGTGCATCTTTGCTGTGCATATAGATAAACTCCGGCTCTGGCTTTACGCTTGCAGAGTAATCGGTAAATTCAATTTCCATATCATCGTCTGTCGGATAACAAGATAAATTCCATGCGTCCCCCAGTTCATAATACAAATCAAACTCCTCAAATATATTTTGGAACTCATCTATCAAAGTTACGCTTTCATATCCGTTGAGTACATTATATAAAGCACCTTCAAAACTCATAGAGAGAATATGCTCCGTATTTACATACTCAAAATAATCAAGCGGATTTACATTATCTTTTTCCGTTACAACGCATTTATCTTCCATGTACCTCCAAATCCACGCTCTCCGCTTATTGTTGAAGTAAATGCACACATCACTTAATAACTCATGTGCTTCCAAGAAAGCCTCAATTCTCCGTACTAATTCTTCAATGTTTTCTTTTGTTAGTCTTCTCATTGTTTTTATGCCTCCTTAATTTCTCTGAACTGTTCCTTCGATTCCGTTTTCCTTTAAGAGTCTTGTTATCAAAACCCACTCAGCATTTTTAGTAATTGTTATTCGCTTGTGAGTTGCACGATTGATATAGGTAAAGTGGCTTCCTCTTGACCGTGCTTGTACATAACCATGCTTACGCAATATGCTATCTACTGGTCGCATTTCTTTTGTCAAATGAGTTCTCGCCATATATAATCACTTCCTTTCGCCAAAAAGTTTATGAGTATGTGTGTTTTGCCCGTATAGCCGTTAGCACAGCTTTGTTACTTATGCAATACTTCTACATTGCCTTTACAGAAGACTTGTTTATGTTTCTTTTTGCCTTAAACGGACTTTCGATCTCATAACGAACAACACTTGCAAGATAATCAAAAATCTGTGCCTGTGTTTTGTCCATAATATTATTCACGAAGAATTCCGTTCCTCTACACTCATTCAATAATGCATTTTCCATTTCCTCTGTTTTTCCTTCGCAATATGCATACAATGTTTTCAAGGAACGGATTACCTTTGCCGTATATGCCTTGCCATTATATGTATCAGCATATCCATTCCACTGTAATTTACCTAACAATCTAAGCATGGAATCAAGCAACTTGGGATTATTATGAACCAAACTAATTCCATCAGAAATTGAAGTAAGAGTTCCTACTACATCAACAGTAATTTCATCTCCTTTAATTGCGACATTATGCTTTTTACATATTGTCTTGAGCTGAATATAATCTGCCTTGTTTCCGGCAATAGCTGCATGGTATACATCCATAGGTTGCATTTTTGAACGGTCTTTTGATTGATTAATGAATAAGTCAATTGCTTCTTCAAGTGAACATTCCATAATTTCCACAACTACGGCATCCTTCCCACCCTTAAAAGCACCGAAAATTCTATGTTGACCGTCAACCACATACAACTTCCCTTCATACAATAATACCTTTGGAACATCCCACTTATATTTGTTATAGTCATTTCCAATTGCAAATGCTCTGTCCAATCTCAATCTTCTCTGCCATTCAGGAATGTGGATATAGATTGGCTCTACTACAATTTGTAATTTGTCGCCTACCATTGAGTTTCTCTTTGCATCCCTAATCATCCGTGATACATAGTTGGTTTCCATTTGGTCTACAAAACCTTCTTTGTTTCTTGCTTCTTGCATTTCTGCTTCTGCTTCCTTTGCTGATAAATAAACTCTCTGACACATAATGTGTACCTCCTTAATATGATTTTTTGTATAAAAATAACGGCTAATTTAAGCCGTTAGATTCCATTATTACGCTTTTCGTGTAAACTTTCTTTGAAATACGGACTTTCAATGTGCAACATATTTAATTCTGTTGTTATGCAATGTAACCAATAATGCACATCATCGTAATCCCTATCAAATTCTCTCATGTTCTGTAAATCATCATATAAATTTTCACAAAGAGTTGCAATGGTCGTGGAAATTTCATTATTCTCTTTACTCCATTTAAAATCAGAATAATAACAATGTGCATTACATGCAACAAATCTAGGAGAAAAGTTTCCCTTATTCCAATTTTCATTGGCGTATACAGAAATATCATAAAAATCCGCATATTCCATCATAATTGCTCACACTCCTTCTTTATATCATTTCTTGTTTTTCTTCCTTTGCATGGTCTCGTTCTCATATTATCTCCGCAAGTATTAAAATACACGCAATTCCTACATGGAAACTTTACCATTTTCCCTTCCACTAATTCTTTGCATGCACCATGACAACAATAGTTATCTGCACAATTGCGACATATTTCCGTTTTTTGTGTTTGTATCATTGACATTTCGTTCCCCTCCTTTACTTTCTGATTGCTTTAAATACATGGAACATATTCCACCATGCATATTCAAAGGTGGAAAGATTGTTAGATACGGTATTTGCCCATGAGAGCACAAACCATGTTAAGAGTATGCATGGAATTACATACATAAATGTTACAGATAAGATTTCTCTTGCGTTGATTTTACGCTTACGGAATAATTTCCGTGTGATTGGGTAATTGTGCAGAGTTGCAGTGTGGTTTACAGTTACGGTGTATTTTGCTTTTGCAGTTGTGTTGTACATGGTTTGTACCTCCTTAATGTGTTTTGTTTATAGTTGCGTTGTTGCTTGCAATATTATTATTCTCTGTTTGCGTTGCGTTTATATGAGTTCTGTTGTATAATATCCTTATCAAACTAAGGAGGTATTATATGGAACTTAAAACAAGTGAATTTCTTGAAAAACTCATTGTTGCATCTGAAGAAAGTTGTAAGTGTGAAGATGAAAACCTTTTACGCATGGTTAAAGAAGTTGTAGGGATAAAAGCTAAAACAGATTATGTTTCTGTTGAGGAAGTCGCAAAGCTATTGCGTATTACGACAGACTTCTCTCGTTTCACCTCTATGCGTACCACTTGCAAAGTGCTTCAAGACTTAGGCGTTATTGAGAAAGACGTTGACGTATTTAATAATGAAAAATTCCGTAACGTATTCGCAAATATGGATATGTTCAAGTAAAGAAAAAGACTGCCCTAGTCGGCAGTCTCTTCTTTTTGTAGTCCCAAATAACGTGCTGTGTTGTTTGTGGTTGCGTGTGAGAGATGGTCAAGAATATCCTCAAGCTCCGTTTCAGTGCTTGCACTTGCTATGTATTTGCCTTCTATAAAAGCCATAGCTTGACCGTGTTCGTTCTCAACGGAAATATCAAACCGTTGACCGTTTTTGTTTGTGTACTGCATAGTTTTATCCTCCTTATAGAATTTTGTGTATAAAAATAGCACCTATCTGTTGATAGATGCTAAATCTGTACCATATTCAATTTGCTTTAATCCTGGCTACTGACAACAATTTTACATCCATTCATATCAATAACCATTTTACATTTCCCTTCTGAGAAAAAGTCCATTAAAGACTCCAAAACAGTATTTTTATTAATTCCATATTGTTCACACACTTCGTTAAACTTTTGTAACTTCTCTTCGTCTAATGTTGTAGACCACTGTTTCCTAGCCATCTAATCACTCTCCCTCAATTTCGCTTGTTGGAACGTAAATTCTGCTTGATAATTGCCATACGTTCGCTTCATCATCACGAATTAAACACTCATCCATGTAATCAAAAAGCATTTTGATTTCTGTTTTATTGTTTTCATCAATACACACCCAGAAATCATCAGTATATTTCCAATTTACATATATGGTATGCAAAATGTACTCTTTCCGGATGTCTGATGCTTCAAAGTCGCATTTGCCTTTTGCTTTTAATTCGGATAAAACTTCGATTGCCTTATGAAATCCGTTGTACTTCGCTTTATTAATCATACAAGGCTCTTCATATAAATCCATCTCTTCGCTTTCAAAAATGGCATATAACAGCAAACTTGCCTTTGCGATTTTATCAACGGTTTCATATAATTCATTTCTGTCTTCCATTATACACCTCCAATTTGCATTATAGCATTAGTTTCCTTTGCATTACGCAAAATACTTATCATCTACGCCACGTAAAGGCTGCTATTGTGTAGATGTAGGTGGCTTGGTTTCCCTTACCACCCATTGTCAACAAATATATTTCCCTTGAAAGAAAGGTATAATATACATATATATTATAACAATTTGCCTTCAATTTTGCAACTATTTAAATGGGAGTTATTTCTACGTGTATTTCCCTTGCACGACAGTTTACTGTACCACTTGCCATCTTTTACTCCTTATCACCGAGCTACGCAAGTATTCTCTCGTTTGTATCAAGGTTTTCCTTGACCATAAATAGCAAACTTAGCCGGAAATTGTGCGTTTCCGTTTCGGCTCATGCCTCATCAGTACGTGGACTTATACCACGCATACGGAAAAAGGGAGATGAATTTCTCCATCTCCCTTACCCAAGTCGTACTATAATGCTTTCATCAAATCAACCTCATTTCCCTACTTGATTTCCTTAATCTTGCTTTCGATTGCCTTTGCGTCCTTAGATACTTTTGCAAGTGCTTCATCAGCCTTAGTACGACTTTCCTCATTTGCTTTCATCTGCTCCTCTACCTCTTTAACCTTACGGTCAATAAAGGCAAGGAACATCGGCTCATTCTCCGCACCCTTCTTCATAGACTCGTAGTTTTCCTTCTGAGTCTTAAGTTCAGATGCAGTATCAATGCAGTTCTGAATGCGTCTCTGTGCAGAGTAGTATGCTTGAAGCGTATCTCTATCCGCATCGGAAAGTACCGCATTCTGTGCAATTCTGCAACCTAACAGAGATTCCACATACTTACGGAAAATCTGCTGAGTCGTATAAGTAATCGTAGTTCCACGGCTAGTAGCCATGAACTGCTCCGCATAACCAACAAGGCTGTCTACATCATACGGAGTAACATGCAGTTCCTTGCTTTCCTTGGTGTTCTCACCGCATTCGAGGATCGTCTTCCACTTAGGGAAAATCCGTTCTCTTGCAGCATAAACTTCCTCATCCTTTGCATTGTGGTCATGCTTTAACTTCACATATTCGCAAACGGTATCCCGTAATGCGTTTACGTCATTCTGCCACTTCACAAAGTAGGTCATGTCTACGCCAGCTCCAACAACCATTTCCTTCGTGATTGCCTTAGAGTTGCAGTAGTCTGCACCGTGAGCAGTTACAATTACCGGTCTCATTGCATTGATGTTGTAAATCTTCTTAGCCATAATTTCTCCTATTCGCACGGATGTCGTTGCTTTATAACCATTGTGGTATCCTTGCGTGAAAATCCTTTGCGGATTTTTCACTACGCACAATGTTCAGAACACTACTTTATCCATGTCGCCATTGGAGTAGCAACGTTTTACACCGTTGTTTTCTGACTTCCTAGTAGATTGCATCTAGCTGACCCATTATGCGTACTGAAAAAGCTGACGCTACACCTATGTAAACAGAATGGTATAACGTCAGCATTAATCCGCAAATTGAGAAAAATCGGCACACTTTACCATGTCATCGTGTATGGGCAGTCACCCATAAGGTGTTAGCCAACTTATGCACCGACTAACCATGCAAGCGGATTGACCGCTAAAGTGCTAATTTGCATATCCCTAGCACGAGAGTTTCTTGCGGTTCTTAGTTCTACGCAATCTGAATCATAACACGCATCCGAACATTTTGTGAATATCGTGTATACTACGCAAGTTGTTAGGCTTAGAGTTCAGCCACTATGCACCGTAACTCATTCAGTGCTAAACCATTGTAGGCACTTTAAACACGCAACGCTTTTCAACGTGCTAGTTTCAGACCGTTTCAACCCATACTAGGCAAGAAACAACGCCTTTTTGCAAGCAAACTTTAAAAACTTGCTTACACTCTTTACGCAACGAAAAAGAAAAAAGGTCGAAAAAATTTGAAAAAATTTTTCAAAGCTTTTTCTTGCGAAAAAGTGAAACAAAAAACTTGCTTACACTATATATGCAATGAGAATAGAAAAAAGTCGAAAAAATAAAAAATATTTTTTTGTGTTTTTTTGAATGATTTTTTGACAAAAAGAAAAGCCCCTAAAAAGGGGCTTTTTGTGGTTTTGTTGCAATATGATTATTCGAAAGATTTCCATAAAATTTTTAGTTGTGCGAAAGTATCTTTTACAGTTGTTTCTTTTAAGTCCAACTCTTTTGCTATTTCTTGATACTTAAAACCTTGCAAACGCAATTCCATAGCTTCAATATATCTATTCGCTTTTTTCGGCTTGTTGGTTTTAAGGTATTCAACAAATTCCTCATACATGGTAAGGGTTAGAACGTCGTCAATACAAACATGGGAAGCAAGGGCGGTTATATCGTCTATCTTAACCTCTTCCCCATCAATTTCAATCCATAATTTCTTATTTTCGTGACGGCGGATATTATTGTAGAGAGTTTTGGAAACAATGCGGAAAAATTGCTTGCTTGTTTCCTCACTTGTAAATACAAGCTTGTTGTGTTTTTCGTCTGTAGAAAAACGGTAAGAAGAACGGTATAAAAACCATTCGTTTTCATGTTCCATCAAGAAAAGGTACATTTCTTGTGTTAAGTCTTCCAACGTTACTATACCATTGTTTCTTGTGGTGTAGATGTCGTATGCGTTTTGATTTCCACGACTAAAAAGGTTGATAAGCAATTTCTTACAGATTTTTTCTATAGTCTTTTCTTCTGTAAGAGTGGCAAGGTCAAAGTGTAACATGATAGAGTTGTTTTGTGTATTCATAGAATACCTACCTTTCTACCGAACAGTTGTTCGGATTTTAAAATAGTATTTGTTGACATCCTCATTGTATCAAATTGTTGGGAAATAGTCAACAAAAAGTTAAAAATTTTTTTCGACTTTTTAAAAGAGTTATTGCGACGTAAAATTATTTTTTATATATGTGCTATTTTGATATCAAAATGATATTATATTTTTCGATATCAGAAAACAAAACAAATGTTCGACTATCGAAACAAACAAAACCAACGAAACGAACACGAACAAATGTTCTGTATGTTTAGGTAAAATACTGAAATACCTAAAAAAACAAGGGTATGGGGGTAGCAAAAACTAGGAAGAAACCAGGACTTTTGCGGTTTTGTATAAGCTGATTGTTCTACACACCAACTCAATTTTTAACCTTCACCAACAACTCCAAAAACCTCACCAAAATCAACCTTTTCACCAATTTACTCTCAAAATCACCATATCGCCACTAATATCGTAACCCCCTTAATTCCACTATCAAATCACCCTCTCAATCCTCAACTCCTAACCACTCCCATTACACCCAAAACAACTCAAAACCCCTACAAAACACCGCACTTTAATCGAAATCACAAAATCACACTAAATCTGGTTAAAATCACATACACATACAAAATAAAAAAGAGCATCCAATCAGGACACTCTAATCTCATACTTACATATTAAATAATACAACAACAATATCTACACCTATAACATTTTAACCGGAATTACACCTCAAACTTATACAACCATTCACTCTCCTTCAATATACTCTCAATCTCCTCACTACTCTTACCAATAGTATCCTCAATAAAACTCATACTATCATTCAATTTATCTCTATTCTTTAATATCATAGCTTCAAAAGCCAACTCATCACTAACCAATAATCCACATTCATCCAATCTATTCATATCATCATCTGTAAAAATACCACCTTTACCAACACTATCATATTCACAACACACATTACAATAAACTCCATTCTTCACAAGATATTCAACTACAATACCCATTTTACCACAATCAATCTTAATCTCACTCAATAAAACTTTTAAAGCAGCAATATTATCTTCATTGCCAATAAAAGTAATAATCTTATCCTCATTTATTCTAATAACATGTAAATCCATCTTATCCATACCAAACACCTTTCAAATTAATAATGTACATATTATATCACACTTATCTCTCAATCTCAACCTATACACCCAATTCTCAACCTGTGATTAGCTGACAAAATCAATTCAAATCAATCCGAAAATCAATCTAAATACTTCCAGTGATAAAATACTTACCTAAAATCTATAATCCAAATTTACTCTCTAAAACTATCAAAAAACCTAACACATACACTACTCTATCTCAAACATGCTTAAATACTGCATTTCAGAACATCTATTTATTAAATCATAATCCAAAAGTGCAAAATCGACAAACCAAAGTGCAAATTTTGCACCTTGAAACAGAGAAGAATACAACTGAAACATAATCAAATCACAAATAGGTAATATAGGTAATAATTCAACTTTTACCTATCATTACTACAATGTTCAATAAAACAAACAAAACAGTACATTATGTTTACCTAATTAAATATAACACAACATTACTTAACATTGCAGCTACATTACTAATCAAACTTATACCATCCAAAGTTTACAAATAAGTTTATATCCAACAGAGAAATATATACTCAACTTTAATCTCAACCGGTTATACTCACTATACCCATTAGGGAACAAAACCAATCAAAACAAACAAAATAGTTCCCTAACTCCCATAGGGGTACATAAAAACTATACAAAAAACAACCTATATATAACCTACCATAACTAAAACAATAGCAAAAATAAAAATACGAATGGAGAATAACAATACTATGAGAATAAAAACAACATTATCCTATCCATCAGACTCAAATAACGAAAGCTACAGATTTAGAAAGAAAACTATCTTATGGAAGATAACTCGTACAGAAAAGAATCAGTATAAGGAAGAACCTATTTATATGAGAGGAGTTTTAATAAGGATGAAAACTTAATACATGCGCCTACGGCGTTCAGTTACTCGCTTGTTCACATTCGTTCACAAGCTCATAACTCTGTTGTCTTGTGCAAGCACAATCCAACAGTTATCGAATTTATTATTTTTTATTTATCACCTTTTATAACTCTTTATAAAAGAGTAACACCCCTCAAACCCTTGAAAATAGGGCATTCTAAATCAATTTTATCACCTTTTTGATTAAGAAGTTTTTGATGAAATTTTTATATTAATTTCTAAAAACCCTAAGAAAATAAGGGAATTTGAAATTTTATCAATCACTTTTCATTTATAAAAAGGTGATAGCTGTAATCAACGTTAGTAATTACCGCTAAAAAGTAATGAATTTCAAAATAGTTTTAGAGAAGTAAATATTGAAGGGACAAATATTTTTTACAGAAAGGATGATGCATATTTGAATTTTAATTGTAATGTAAAAATCGTAGATATGATTATGGGGGCTGGTAAAACAACATCAGCTATCAATTATATCAATGAAGCAGAACCAGATGAAAAGTTTCTATTTATAACTCCTTATCTTGATGAAGTAGATAGAATCAAAAAGTCGTGCCCACTAAAAAACTTTAAAGAACCAAAAGAAATGGGAACAAAGTTGAATGGAATCAAATATCTAATTAGTCAAGGTGAGAACATTGTATCCACTCATGCTCTATTCCAAAGGTTTGACAATGAAGTGATTGATATGTGTAGAACTCAGAATTACACGTTAATTATGGATGAAGTTACTGATGTTGTTGAAAAGTATGATATTTCAAAAGAAGACTTTAAGATTCTACAAGATAACTTTGTAGACATTGATGAGGAAAGTGGATTATTGAGATGGCGTAACCCAAATGATGATTATTACGGTAAGTTTTCAGAAGAAAAACGGTTATGTGAACTTAATTGTCTCGCTTTCTATAGTGGATCAGTAATGATGTGGTTATTTCCTATTGAAGCATTTAATGCTTTCAAAAACATCTATATTCTAACTTATATGTTTGATTCACAAATTCAAAGATATTATTACGATTACTACAAACTCCCATATAGTTACATATATGTAGCAGGTGATAATATAACAAACTATCATTTCACCACCAATGAGGGTGAGAAACAACGTAATAATTATAACTTCAAAAATCTAATACATATTTTAGAAGATGAAAAAATGAATCTTATTGGAGATAGAGAATTTGATTTATCTAAGAATTGGTACGTTAGAAACAAAGACAACATCGTAATGAAGCAGTTGAAAAATAATTTAGAAAATTATTTCAGAAACAAAAGAAAAAGTAAAACAAGTGAGAACTTATGGACAACCTTTGTAGATTTCAAATCCAAATTGTCCTCTAAGGGATATGGTCGAGCTTTCATCTCTATCAATATGAGGGCAAGTAATAAGTATAGGGACAGAACCTCTATCGCTTATCCAGTAAACAGATATATAAACACAGGCGTTAAAAACTTTTTTATTAAACACAATGTTCAAACGGACGAGGACGGTTTTGCTCTTTCTGAAATGTTACAGTTTATTTGGCGGTCAGCAATTCGTGATGGCAAAGATATATGGATTTATATACCAAGCGTGAGAATGAGAAGTTTGCTAAAACAATGGATAAACGAAAACAGTTTGTAGAAGTAAGTAATAAGAAAATACAAAGGAGGACTTGCGAATGGCAAGATTAGTTAGAGTTAAATGTTGTGTTACAAAAGAGTATGGCGACAAATCTGAGTTTATATGTGTAGATGGCAAATATTATAAAAATCAAGAGGTGTATGAGCAACATCTACTCAAACAGAAGGTTCTTGAAAAGATTGCAATACTTTTAGGATACCCAACTGGACAGATGATTGGTGCCACATATGGATTTGTAGGTAAAAAGATTAAAGAGTCTAAGTTAACACATGAAGAATTATATAACTCTTTATTGGAAAAGGAAGAATATATTAGATGGTTATTTGGAGAAATAACTGATCATTTTTCGGATTCTCGTCGTGTAGTTACAGTATTCAATATTATAGAAACTATTCCAGAAACAATTACATATGGAGGTTGTTATGAAATAAAGAATCTTGATACTGAAGAAGTATATATTGGTGAGACGTTGGATTTTTTTAGTAGAATTAACACTCACGTATCAGAATTATATGCAAATAAACATCATTGCAAAGCTTTACAAGAAGCATTCAATGAGTATCATGACTTTTCTCACTTTAAATTTACACCTCTCTATTTATATGAGATTAAAGGAAAAAATAAGGAAATTGAAAAACACAACACGTTATATCTTGAGAGTGTCTACTACCTTAAATATAAACACAGTAAAAAGAAATTATATAACACAGTAGATCCTTATAAAGCCCTGAGAGGAAATTCTATTACATTAAACAACTATACAGTTGATTGTAAAAAGGTTTTAGCGCTTTTATTGGAAGACAAACAAAATATTTTACCAACAAAGGTAAAAGAGCAGATTGAGAAGGACTTGAAATAAAGTCCTCTCTCACTCAAATCAAAAAAGAGAAGTAACTATTGTAACCGTAAACAAATATCACTCAAAGGAGCGATTACACATGAAAAATTTATTATTTACAGAAAAGGAGAATTTAATTAAGAATGGCAAAGGATTTTTATTATGGAATTGGAAGAGTTAACAGAGAGTACCTGGATTATGGTGGTGTAATCTACAACTATGATTATGATGTACATCATACTATGGCGGATATAGCAAACAGAATCGTAGCAGACCTAAGATTTGAAAAGACATGCAAACAATCTGCAAAATTCAGAGATAACAATGAAAAATACAGAACAGAACTTATGAGAGGGAGAGAAAGATAATGAATATGGACATACCAAATAAGAGATTAAAATACGAAAGATATAATGGCATAAACAGCGTTGTTACTATAGACTTACACAACGACTATACGGTAATTGCCTTAATTGGAAGAAGCGAAGAGACCTATGATGTCCAGCTTATGCTCAAGGAAAACTCTATTGATAGATGGGAACTTATTGAAAATGCAGAACATATTACTTTTGAGGCAACACCGGCAACTATCTGCTCTGCTATTCTCAAGCAGGTATCTACTTACTTAGAGGAAGGTTTCTTCGATTATTATATTCAAAGATATGAGTACGACATTGAATGTTCCAATAGAGGTAACGACTTATTTGAGTCAGAAAGAATGAGTGATACTGATGCTTCGTAAAAGTGATTACAGATTTTTTGAGAAAGCAAAGAAAGTAGCGTCTGTTTCTGATTTTTATAAGACTCATATGGGGTGTGTAGCTGTATATCAAGGACAAGTTATAGGGTTAGGATGTAATTGCAACAAAACTCATCCAAGTCAGCAATATTATAATCAGTACCGGGAAAAGTCTGATAGTCTATTAGCGAAGCTTCATGCTGAAATGAGTTGCTTGAATTCCATAAAGAACCAGAATATAAACTTTTCCAAAGTGAAATTATACATATATAGAATTCGTAAGAGTCAGCCATTTGGATTAGCTAGACCATGCCCTTCTTGTATGGCAGCTATAAGAGATTTGGGAATTAGAGATATCTATTATACAACTAATGACGGATATGTTTACGAGAAGATTGAAAAGTATAATGTGGGAGGTGTAGCGTAATGGTTTGTGAAGTATGCGGTGGTGTATTATTTCATGATAATAGATGTCCTTATGCGCCAATAAGAAAAACTAGTCACTACTGCTCTATTTGTAAAGATGGAATATTCAATGGAGAAGAATATGTTGAAAATGATAAGGGTGACTATGCCCATTTTGAATGTGTAGACTTTGGAAGAGATTTGGTAAAATTTCTTGGATTAGAAATTAAGGAAATGGATGGTGATTAAGATTAGGCGGATTAAGGTTATTTTGTGGAAGATAGTTCCACATATACATAATTTAAGAGATGTAATCTATATCAATTGGTTTGGATATGAGTGGATTATACAGAAGAAGGAAAATTAAGTTAGAAAGGATGAAAGAAATTTGAGCAAAGATATTATTACAAAAGATTTTTTTATTGAAATTATGGAAACTGTAAAGAAGACCTATAAATATCAAGAAGGTTTAAATGACTATTTTTCCAAGAATGGCGTTGATGGATATATTTATCAGCCAGATTGTATTGATACTACAATAAAAATCCTACATAAGATTTTCGAGAAGAAGGATGTAGATGAATGGATTAGTTACTTCTGTTTCGAATTGGATTTTGGAAAAAAATATAAAGACGGCGACGTTAAGGATGAATTTGGGAAGAATATTCCGTTAGCTACATTCGAAGATTTATATAATTTACTTACTGAATAGGTGGTGATATTATTAGCAAATATGGCTTAAAAATAAAAAACATAGAGGCTAGTACCCTATTTGAATATAATAATGGAGTACGTGACCACTATGAATATAAAGACGCAATGTTTACTAATAGTCTTTTCAGTGACTATTTGAAAGAGAACGGAATGAAAATTTGGAAGGACGAGTCTACTAGAGATATTATATGTTTAGAATTTAATTATGGTTCTCGATCTTATGAAAAGGAATTAATTCATTTACGTAAGATTGCGAGTGGAGCAAGGAAAGAATATAGAATTGCAAATATTCGTGGCGACAAGTATTTAATGGGTAAAATTCAAGCAAAACGAAACAAAATTACCGGATTATTAGATGTAGCTCATGGTAACAAAGGTAATTATAAAGCTTTAACAAACGAGGAACTTCGAACACTGTATTATAACAATGGTGTAGATGTAGAGTATATTACTCGTGACCGAAATGGCAATATTAAAAAGACAGAGAACATTCACTATAAGATGCTGTTCAGAAGTACCGGTAAAGCAAAAAAGGGGTCTTGTATGTTTATTAGAGATAAGCTTTATAAGAAGGCAAGAAACTTTTTATACATGGGAATTGAACCATCAGATAAGAACCCTATGATCGTAGAACTGAGTGCTTATGCTCCACTGGTTGCAAGTGGTATTGTTGGAAGAATTAAGATTAATCCTAAGAACATTTTGATTCTAAAAGATGTAGATAGGTTTTTTACAACAAATGTAATTAGTGTTGAAACGGATGATGAAAAACACTGTCTTGCAAAGAGAATTGATGATTATACGCTGAAAAATACTCTATTTGATGGGCAAGCCCTTATTGATAGTAGCATTTTTCCATCATGGGGTAATGGATATATATTGCTTAGACATCATTTTTGCAAGATGGCTGCATTTAACACCAACATCCAGAAGTTTTTTAAAGATTATTTTGGTGATGCTTACTACACCGCTACTGTTACAGATATGTTTGGCGTAGAACATTTTGTTAAGGATATTGAGCTTATCACTACTGACAATGCTATGAAATGGATTAAATTTGACAAATCATATTATTATTGGTGTGAGAAGGTTTATGAAAACAATTGTATGTTTGGTATTGTAAAGACTGCGCATGAAAGTAAATTAGGCTCTGTGCAAAAAATGAGTTATCAAATGGTAAACTCGTTAGATGTTGATATTATGCAAGATGTTGTTCAAGCAAGTTGTGAGTATGTGATTCAGTTAAAAACAAATGATGATGTTTTTATTGATTATCTAAAGAAGAATAGCAACTTTTCAAATGATTATGATGTGTTAGTAGCTTTATGTGAACATAATCCAGATTTTGTGAGAAGTGATTATTTTAGAGATAGACGAAAAGCAATTATTAAAACATATATCCTTAATATGAAAGGCGGAAAGATAATTCAAGATGCAGACAATCTCACACTTGTCGGATCTCCGTATGCAATGTTACTTTATGCAACTTGTGGTGACGAAACCATCGTAGACAATGATGATACATTCTGCTTCGAAAAAAATACAGTTCAGTGTTATACGGAGAGATTTAAGGACGGAGAATATCTTGCATTGTTTAGAAGTCCATTTAACGGAAAATATAATTTAGTCTATGCTCATAATACGTATGATGATAGATTAAAGAAATATTTCAATTTTGGGAAGCAGATTGTTGCTGTTAATATGATTGGAACTGACGTACAAGATCGTGCTAATGGATGCGATATGGATTCAGATTTCTTTTATACTACTAATCAACCATCAATAGTAGAACATGCAAAGCAGTGTTATTTAAAATATCCAACTATTGTAAATAACATTCCAAAGGAATCTAATAAATACCATAATACGATGGATGACTATGCATTGATTGATAATAACCTTGCAAAATCACAAACTGATATTGGCGAGTCTAGTAACTTGGCGCAGATTGCCCAAACATATGAATGTAATTTTGAAGACAAAAAATTTAGTGATTACGTTTGTATTTTAAGTGTTCTTGCTCAATGTGCTATTGATAATGCAAAGCGTAGATTTGATATTGATTTAGCAGATGAGATTAAGCGTATAAAAAAGGATATGGATATGAAAACACACAAATATCCGGTCTTTTGGACAATTATTAAAAAGGGATTTGACAAGAGTAATATTAATAAAAAATTAAATTGTCCTATGAATTATTTGTATGGATTAAATTTTGATAAGTATAAGTCTATTGATACTACTCTTCCAATGTCTAAGTTCTTTGCAAAACATAAACTAGATGTTAATCGAAGAACTTGTAAGAGAGTTGAAGAATTGATTGAAAAATATTCCTTGCAGCTTTACAAACAGAATATTTCTGATGCTTTTAATGGAGAGCAAGATAATGATTATTTATTATTAAGAAGCGATTTCGAAGAATTGGTTAGAAATATTCGCAGCATTAACATATCTTCTAATTATATTAGTCTTATGTCTTGGTTGATTGATAGGGCTTTTATGATTACACCTAGTATGACACAGAATAATAAAATGCTAAAAACCAATCTTGGTGCAAACAAATCTTTACTCTTAAAGGTACTATATGAGGTTAACCCAAAGTGCTTTTTATCATGTTTTAATGAAAAAATGTGAGTTTTGGTATACACCTAGCAAAAAATACATGCCTAGAAGCCTTGATTTATCAAGGTTTTTGGGCGTTGCAATAAGTGAACTAATGAAGGAGAAAGCTGATATGTCGCAAGTACCTTCACCGCTAGTATCCAATGCGGGATATAAATATGGGCAACGTTGAAATATTTAAGCCTAGCCACAGGCTTGATATGTGGCTCATTAGTCTATTCAGAGAGTTTAAATACTCCTCTTTTTCATAGTTTTATCTTCTTCTGTAAGCAGTGGTACTTACGTCTGGTAGGTATCACTGCTTATTTCTGTTGTAAGTGATTTATTAACGAGGTGTAGCCTAGTCCGGCAAGGCGCATGATTTGGGTTCATGAGATCATAGGTTCAAATCCTATCACTTCGGTTACTCTTCTACTGAAGAGAAATTTTAAAGAGAAAGAAGGAATTTTTATTTTACTTATTACTAAGAAGACTGCACAGATTTTAAACAAGGAGTACAAAGTACCATTCGGTTACGAAGGAATTAGTGTTTCTGGTACTCGCCGTAAATATTATCTGACAGAAAATGAGTATAATTTAAATGCATTAAAGGAATTAGAAAACAAAAATAAGTAGGGAAGGCGGTATCGCCATTGGCAAAGAAAAGTAAAGATAAGATAACGGTGCGCTGTGTAGGTATGTCGTCTTGTGAAGTGACGGGTTCCGGATATCTCGTGGAATGTCCTACTGGCGAAAAGATTATTTTGGATCTTGGAATCTATCAAAGCTCAAAGCCCTATGAAGATTACAAGATTAACAAAAGAAAATTTGATTTTAAACCGTCTGAGATTAATGCGGTGATAATCTCGCATTCAAATGCAGACCATTTTTCTTTATTACCAAAGGCAGTTCATGATGGTCTTAATTGTGATATATATATCGCTGCGGAGAATGTTGACTTTATGAAGCCGATGTTAGAAGACTCTGCAAAAATTCTAGAAAGAGATGTGCAATCATTTAATAGAAAATTAAAGAAAGAACACACTCCAATATATGATATGGATGATGTACGTAATACTCTCCCACTTTTTAAAGGGTGTACTAAAAACGAAGACCATTATATTAGTGAAAATGTATGGTTCAGATTAATAAATGCAGGTCATATCTTTGGTTCTTGTCAGATTGAACTGTATATTAAGTTGCCATCTGGCGTAGTTCGTAAAATTGCGTATTCAGGTGATTTAGGCAATATTTTATTTGAACAGCCTTTTGTAGAACCATTAGAACCAATTACTAAATGTGCAATGTATATAGGTGAAACTACATATAATGACCCAAAACGCTCCGTAAAAAAAGGACAACGTGAAAAAGATTTAGAGTTAATGAAAAACGTTATAGAACAAACTTGCATTGATAAAAAAGGTATTGTTCTTATTCCTACTTTTGCATTACAGCGTACAGAAACTATGCTTTATATGTTATGGAAGCTGTTTAAAGATGATAAGAACTTCAAAATTCCAATCATCGTTGACTCTCCATTAGCTGTTAATCTACTTGATTGCTTTAGAAATAATCTTGAAGGTGAATGGTTAGATACATTTAATGAAATGATAAGTTGGAAAAATATTAAAGTTATTCGTTCCGTAGAGGAAAGTATGGCTTGTGTAGCTGACGATTCTCCAAAAGTAGTATGTTCATCTTCTGGAATGCTTACACAAGGACGCAGTATTCTTTATTTGAAGAAGATTTTACCTAGAAGTAACTGTGCAATTTTGACTTGTGGATATATGGCTGAAGGTGGTATTGGTTGGAAAATCAAGAACAATCCTAGTCAGAAGACTATTACCATTGACCAAAAGGCATATCCAAACCGGTGTGATATTAAGTGCATGGATTCTTACAGCTCTCATATGCAATATGAACAGCTTTTGAATTATTATACTAACTTATCCAATAATGGATGTGAAATTATTTGGTTAGTTCATGGAGATAAGGGCAAGTTGACATTTAAGGATGAACTTGAAAAGAGAATACGAAAGATTTTAAAAACTACAAAAGTTGTGGCTACTAATAGAGATACGGTAGCAAGGATTTAAAAATATATTAGAAAGAACGAGGTAGCTCGTATGAAAAATAAGGAATATAAGGATATTTGTAATGTAACCTACTTGGAAAAGTATGAGGTTGAAGATTTAGAAGAAAGACGCTTGTTTATTAATAGTGAAATTGATGAAAACATCATCGACTCTATGGTATATCACATCTTGAGATATAATCGTCTTGATAAAGGTTTGAAACCAGAAGAAAGAAAGCCAATCTATTTGTTTATTAATAGTCCAGGTGGTTCTGTATGTGATGGTTATGGCTTGATTGATACAATTCAGTCATCTATCACTCCTGTATATACTATCAATCAAGCATTGTGTGCAAGTATGGGATTTTTAATTTTCTTAGCTGGTCATAAGAGATATTCCATGAAGCGTAGTGAATTTTTGATGCATGACGGTTCTACTGCCGGTTGGGATTCTACCGCAAAGATGAAAGACCGTATGGACTTTGAAACAAAGCAGTTGGAACAAATGACTAAGGAATATATTATGTCTCGCACTACTATTGATAATGATTTGTATGAAGCAAAGTACAGAGTAGAGTGGTATATGTTACCAAATGAAGCAAAGCAACATGGTATTTTAGACTATATTGTTGGTGTAGATTGTACTATTGACGAGATTTTGTAAGAGTGATTTTCACTCTTTTATTTTATAATAAAATACGGATTTTAAAGGAGAAAACACATGAGTTTTAAGATTAAGACTACGGAGAGCAAGGTAACTCCAAGTAAGAAGAACCTTGAATTAAAGAATATTTCTGTAAAGGATTTAAAGTTGGTTGACACTGATACCGGCGAAGATATTACAGAAAAGGTTATTGCTGAAATTCCAACTGGAATCGAAACGGTTGATTTTAAGCTGATTTTTGAACTTCCTGATGAGGAAGATTCCGAAGAGTAAGAAGGGAGTGTTTAACATTACTGACTTACATAGATTAGAAAATGAAGATATGTTAGCATGGCAAATTAGATGCTGTCTTGCTAAGAGACGCAAAGAAACTGATTTAGATTGGGTAGAAATCAGAGATATGCTTGGGTTAGATATTACCCCTGACCAACTTCGAAAGGAAGCGGTTGGAATTGAGTTGTACGACCAGTATATTCATGGTTTTGGTGGTGTCGCCACTACTATTCTATCTATTTCTGACTTGCACTACCCTTTCGCTAAACCGTTAGAAACGTTTAGAGATTATATTGGTAGAGTTGATATCCTTCAGTTGAATGGAGATATTTTGGATTGTATGCAGTTATCTCGTTTTAACAAGACATATCGCACGTCTCCAATAGATGAAATTATCGAAGGAAGACAATATATTATCGACTTGATTGAAATGATTAAGCCAAAGAAAGTTTTGGTTAATCACGGAAATCATGAACTCCGTATGGGGCAGTATTTAGCAAAGAATTTAGATAATGAACTTCAAGAACTTATGCCAGAAACAGCTTTTGACTACATATTCTTAGATGGATTTACCCATTATGATAGAAAAACAAAGGCAAAAGTTAAATATGCACCATTGTGTGAGGTTTTTGATGATATAGAAATTGAATATACTGGAACTTGGTATTCTCAGTATAAAGATATTTTATTCTGTCATCCAAAGGCTTTTGCAAGCAGTCCATTAAAAACTGCCGAAAAGGCTCTCTATTGGTTTAGAAATGAAGGATTTGATTTTAAGGCACTTATTATGAGTCACACACATAGAGTAGGCTCTTATAAAATTGGCAATAGTATGATTTATGAACAAGGATGTTGTTGTGAAACAAATAAAATGAAATACAATGATGGACAACTTGTTAATTCTCAGAAAGAAGGATTTATGTTTATTTGCCTTGATAGAGATGGACACGTAATTGAAGATAAGACAAAAATCGTAACATTAAATTAAATGAGGTAAAATCTATGGATATTGAATTGTACTGTTGTTATTCTCTCCCACTTCGTAATTATTTACGTGACAATGGAGTGAGATACAAACTATGTGCATTGAATCCAAATTCTCAACAGAGGTTTTGGGTTTATATAAAAGATGAAAAGTTAGATACTCTGTTAAACAAGTGGTCTACCAAATAAGGTACGACCACTTTTTAAATGGAGAATAATTATGTAGAAAACTATGGAGGTTTAAAATATGTATGGATTCATTTACATTACAACAAATATTATTAATGGTAAAAAATACATTGGTAAAAAGAAATATGATAAAGACAATAAGTGGAAAGATTATTTGGGCAGTGGTATTACACTAAATAAAGCTATAAAGAAATATGGAAAAGAAAATTTTTCAAAGGAAATCATAGAAAACTGTGAGACAAAAGAAATTCTAAATGAAAGAGAAAAATATTGGATTTCTTATTATGATGCTATTAATAATAAAAATTTCTATAATATTGCTTCTGGTGGGGATGGTGGAAACACCATATCTGGATATACACAAGAACAAAAAGAAGCCTTATCTTCTAAACTAAGTGTAGCTAGAAAAGGTATTATTAATATTGGTAGTAATAACGGGAACGCAAGAAAAGTCATTTGTTTAAATACTATGAAGGTTTTTGATACAATTAACGAAGCTTCTGAATTTTATGGTGTTGACAAAGACGCAATTCAACAATGTTGTTCAAATTCCAATCATAGAAAAACTGCTGGTGAATTGGATGGCGTTAGAATGATTTGGGAGTATTATGATGAATCAAAGAATTATACATATTCTCCATTTAAAAGACAATATAATTATAAACCAATTTTATGCATAGACAACAATGTTGTTTATAGCACAATACATGATGCCAGTAGAGATACGGGGTGTAGTATTGTCGGTATAAGACATTGTTGCTCAGGATTTTTAAAAACGACAAAAGGAATGAGATTTGTCTATGCGTGATGGCAGATTGACTAAACCACAAAAGATGGGTTTTGCATTTATTTGCCAAGATGTCGAAGGTAATCTTATTAAAGATAAGTCTAAAGTTATTGTTTTAAACTAACACAATTTTCTAATTAGTAACACAAAATATGTTACTAATTAAATAATTAAGTTACAATAACAAGACAAGTTAAACCGTGTACGAGTGATACGGTTCTTATAGACCAGAATCCGACTGGCATTAATAAACGGAAATAACCTATGGTTTGTGGAGAGTGGCTTGCTGAATAGCGATTACCACTCTCCTATTTTATTAAAAAATATTTAAGGATGAAAAGGAGAAACAAAAAATGAATAAGGCAGATTTTATTAAGGCAGTACAGGCAAAGGCAACTATTGAAATCCCACAGAAGGATTTGGCAGAAGTATTTAAGGCACAGGAAGAAGTAGTTAGAGAAGCAGTTCTTGCAGGTGAGGAAGTTACCATTCCAGGTGTATGTAAGGTAAAGGTTAAGGATGTTCCGGAACGTACCGGTACTGTGATGATGGGCGAAAATAAGGGAGAAAAGTGGGTAAAGCCAGCACACAAGGAAGCTTGTGTTAAGATTTTATCTTCTCTCAAGAAGATTTTCGAATAATGCGAGGTGAATTTATTTGTTTAGATTCAATACGATTGAAGATATTTTTGACTGTATGTTAAGCACAGTAGATGTGGATTATCCGGTTTCAGTAGTAGCTAATGAGTATATCGCTAAGGAGCTACTTAGAGTATTTATGATGTATGACTGTGTAGATTTGGAAATGTGTGACATTAACAGTATAGGATACGATAAAGAATACATTGTTACATTAGGTGACGATGAAGAAACTGGACTTTATCTTACTGTAGATAAAGCATATTATGCAGAAAAGGATGTTTACCTTTCTACTGATGGTTTTGTATTCTTTCACGAAAATGTTCCATGTAAGGCTCAGAGGGATATGGAAAAGAATGAATATACTGAATTCGAATCTGATTGGTTTGTGCTAACATGCAACGAAGAAGACAATGAACTTGAATTCGATGAAGAATATGATGAGTGTTGTGGCGAGTGTTGTTGCGAGTGTGGTAATGATGATTGCAACAAGGTATGTGACTGTGGCGAATGTGAAACTACTCTCCCATCTGAGTACGCTGAGAAATATATTGTAAACGGCAAGGAAGTCGATGCTGCAACTTATGGAAAGGCGTTGGAGGAAATCAATGCAAGATTAAATGCTTTTGAGAATACGTTTCGTAGATTTATGAGAATGATTTAATCAAATATATCAAGGCATATGTGGGTCAAACTGCATATGCTTTTTCTATTTTAGGATGAAGGGAGTTGAAATAAGTGGCAGAACGAAGCAAAAGAATTTGTATGTATGACGAAAATAAGTTAAAGCAAATAAATCCAGAGACATTGAAATTGTTTCAGAAATATCAGATTGATATGTCAATTCGTGATTTATCACCGAATTCTATTTCTGGATATAATTCAGATCTTCAGCAGTGGTTCATCTATATGCATGACAATCAATTTAATTTATCAGTATTAGAAGCAACAGATGAAGATATAGAAGAATATTACTATTGGCGTAAACAACAAGGTAATAATGTTAATAGACAAAAGCGTGTTATGTCTTCTATTTCTGCGTTCTATAAGTTTTTGAGAAAGAAGAAATTAATTAAAGAATCTCCTGTCGAGTTTATTGAAAGACCAAAGCAAGGACAAGCAGTTACAGTACAAACATATCTTACAAAAGACCAGGTGCAATTAATGCGTGAAAAACTAGAAGAATATGGAGATGTACAGTTACAAGCATATGCATTTGTATCTCTTACCACTATGGGTAGAGTGAATGCAATTGCAAATCTTAAGTGGGAACAAATTGACTGGGATGAGCGTATTTTTTCCGATGTATTAGAAAAAGAAGGAAAGATTGTAGAGCTAAGTTTTAGTCAAGAAACGAAAGAATATTTGCAGAGACTTGTAGAAGAGAGAAAAGAGAAAAATATTAATGACCACGGTTGGGTATTTGTTAGTCCTTATGTATCTGAAGATAAAGCGATTAATAATAGCACTCTTAATGATTGGTGTAAGAAAATTGGAAACATGATCGGAGTACCAACACTCCACCCACACGATTACAGACATAGTTATGCTACCCTACTCAAAAACGAAGGTGTAAGTTTAGAAGATGTTTCTACTATGTTGAACCATTCCGGGACTGATGTTACGAAGAAATTTTATATTAAGCAAGACACTTCTAAGGTAAGAAAGTTAAAAGACTCTGTTGTAATCTAGTTTCACTCTTTCACCCACTTTCACTGAACCAATGAAATACCCATTTTAAGTGAAACATACAGTTATTCTATCACTGGCGTGATAGAGGTAAAAGAACCCTTGAGTGGGCAAAATAAATTCCGTCTATAGGACATAAATGGTAGCATGGATAGCACAAGTTCGCAAGTCCTAAATAACTGGTTGTGTACAGACCGATGAAGAGATAGTTAGTGCTTTACACTCTTTTGCTTACCAAAGCAACTAAATTGGAGGGGTTGCGGCGTATCCCAGAATGAGGAAGTAACCTTAACGCCGTATAAACGATAAAAGTTCAAAATCGTAATACGTTACTCTTGCAGTAAAGTAGAGAGAAGACCGTGAATCTGCGTTAAAGATAAAAATTGAACAAAAACCGTTGGAGATTTTTACCGGGGCGGTACGTGTATTAAACCGGATTTGAGCTAATTGAGAGAGCCGTACTAATTACGGTTGAAGCCCACTGTTTTCGGATGGTGGGCTTTGTTAATGTGAAAATAAAGGATGATTCATATAGATGAGATTATAGAATTTACTAAAAGGAGATTCCCCATTAATTGTAATTGGTTGAATGGTAACTGCTATTTTTTCGCTTTGGCTTGCAAAGCCGCATTTTCAACCGGTGAAATCTTCTATGAAGTTGTTCAAGGACATTTTATTTTTAAATATCAAGGAAAATACTACGATTGGAGTGGTCAAATTGAACCACAAGGTTATTTGGTACCTTGGGATAAATTTGATGATTATGACCAATTACAAAAACAGAGAATTATTAGAGATTGTATAAATTAGTAACTATTAACACCTCTTTCAAGAGGTTGTTTTTATATAAAAATCGACCTTAAGAAAGGAGGAATAATTAATGTATACTATTTTGGTTACAAAAGATAATGAACTTGTAACATCTGTTAAAGAACGCATTATGCAACGAAGTAAGCTGGTTGATAAATTGCATTTTTTAGTTGATCCAATGTACAAAGACTTAGATATGTCAAATTTTACAGTATATATGGAATACTTAACGCCACAAACTAGATTGCATCGTTCTGAGATATTGGAAAAGTCAGATGAATTATATAAAGAACATTTAGAATATACATTACCTTTTGATACTTGTTTAACCAAAGAAGAAGGACAAATCGAAATTCAACTTACATTTATAAGTGTTGATTTAGATGAAGAAGGAAAAGATTTGCAGTATGTGAGAAAAACAACAACTACTACTATTACTATAACTCCTATTTCGGCATGGAGTGATATTGTTCCAGATTCTTCTTTAAATGCAATTGACCAACGAATTCTGAAGACAGAAGCTCAAATCAAGGCACTCGAAGAAATGAATGATATTATGGCAGTATCAAAAGCAGATAATATTGCAGTTGATGAGGAAACACATGAATTATACTTAATATCCGAAGGAGTTCCGATTGGTGATAAGATTGACCTTGATGGTCTTGGAAGTGTTATTGCAACGGCAAGTACCGAAGGACTAATTCAAGTAATCACAGAAGGGGAGGATGATTAAATATGGCAGAAACAAGAGCAAAATTTGGTTATCTTACCTATGATAGTATGATTCAAAAGATTGATGATGGAGTATTAAATGCTTATGACTTTGTGTTTACCAAAGATACGAAAGAATATTACATTATCACTGAAGAGTTTAAACCTCTTGCAATTAAAGCAAGAATATATGTTTTTAATAGTATAGAGGAAGCAGAAAATATATTAAATGGCGCAGAAGATACTTATGTTGGACAAATAGTTTCAATTTTAGAAGAAGATGTTTATAGGGGTTATATTGTAAATTATAGTTATGGAAAATATAACGTAGTTCCATTATATAAAGACCCAAGTAAAATTGATTATGATGCGTTACTGAATGTTCCAATTAAAAACTTAGTTGGCACATTGGACAATAAACTTGTTGTTTGCAAATTATCTTCCGGTACATATAAAATTAAAGGTCAATATCAAATTATTGAAGATAGTGATGCATTTTATCTAAGTAGTGATGGAGATTTATTAATTGTTAATGACTCCGATGGAATTTCTATTAAAAGAATTACATCTGATTCTATTGAAAATTTTAAAATAGTTGATGGTTCTATTATTGAGCAGAGCAATTATGTTACAGATGTGTTCTTAAATGAAAAAGGATATGTCACCAACGAATATGTTGACTCTAAAATGTTGGCACTAGAAGATTCCATTAAGTTAGACATGGAAAGTTATATTGACAATATGTTTAATGAAACTTTAGATGGCATTATTGACGAAAAAGTAGACAAAAAGATTGATGAAAAAATTAAAGAAACAACGAGTGAAGAGGTTAAAGACCTTTTTAAATAAAAACAAAGAAATGGAGGATTTTAATTATGGCACAATTAAAAGTATTTACTCTTGAAAATCTTAATCTTTATGATAGTTTAATTAAGGGTTATGTTGACGCTGCTGATGCAAAGTCTTTAAAGACTGTTGCTATTGATGGCAATACTTTAAAGTTTTACCGTGTTTCTGAACCAGTTGGAACAACTGAGCCAGCTTACACAATTACCCTTCCACAGACTGATATTAGTGGTTTAATGGCAAAGTTAACCGGTGCTACCGCTGGTCACGTAGTAACCGCTAATGCAGACGGTACTGTATCTGATGGTGGTGTTGCTCTTGCAGATTTAGCTACCAAGGAATCTGTTACTGCTGTTGACAAGAAGGCTGATGCTAATGCAACTGCTATTACAGGATTACAGACTGATAAGGCTAATAAGGCTGATGTTTATACTAAGGCAGAAGTAGACCAAGCTGTTGCTGATGCAAAGAGCGAGGCTACATATGATGATACTACTGTTAAGGCTGATATTAAGGCTAATGCAGATGCTATTGCAAAGCTTAATGATGCAGATACTGTCGAAGGCTCTGTAGCAAAGGCGGTTAAGGATTCTGCTGACGCTATCAATGCTACCATTGGTACTGTTGAAGAAGGCAAGACTGTAGTTCAGATGATTGCTGATGCAAAGACTGCTGCAACTTATGATGATACCGAAGTTAGAGGTTTGATTCAGGGTAATGCAGATGAAATTGCGGCTCATAAGCAAGCAATTGATGCAACTGTAACCACTTTGGTTGGCGAAGACACTGGTAAGTCCGTAAGAACCATTGCAAATGAAGAGCTTGCTGCACAGTTGCTCTCTGGTGATGCAGAGGCAGACTTCCAGACTCTTCAGGAGTTGGCAGCCTGGTTGGAAGACCACCCAGAAGACGCCGCTGCAATGAACAAGTCTATTGAAGACCTTCAGAAGCTTGTTGGTACTCTTCCAAAGGGTGCTACTGCTACTAATATTGTTAATTATATTGCAGAGGCTGTTGCCGCTGAAACAGCTAGAGCAACCGGCGTTGAAGGCGGTCTTGATACAAGATTACAGGCAGTTGAGGGTCTTGTAGGAACCGGTGGTTCTGTAGATACCAAGATTGCTACTGCAAAGCAGGAAGCTATTGATGCTGCCGCTGCTGATGCTACCGCTAAGGCTGACAAGGCACTTGCTGACGCTAAGACTTATGCAGACGGTCTTAATACTGCTATGGATACTAGAGTTGGTGCACTTGAGACCAAGGTTGGCGATGGTTTCGTAGCGATTACCGAAAATGAAATTAACGCACTGTTTGCATAATGGATGTGTAATGTTGTAGGAGAGAGGTTAAACCTTCTCTCCTATTCTTGGAAGGGATGGGAGTATGAAAGATTATAGACGATTTGAGTTAAGACAATTAACTGAGAGCATTTTCTATATTAGAGAATGGGTTCTAAAATTTCTTAATCCATCCACAAAAGAATATATAAATGTTACAGAACAATATGAGGAACTTTGGAAACAAAGAGACAAACTTGAAGATGAAATATTCGGAAAGCAAATAAAATAAAAGTTCAATGGAGAGGTACTGCCTTAGTGTACGACTCAAAATTACGGAGAGTAGATTCACTTCTACTCTCCTATTTATATGCCGAATTAGCTCAACTGGCAGAGCATCTGATTTGTAATCAGCAGGTTGCGGATTCGACTTCTGCATTCGGCTCTTAGACAGTTATTGTCTGGTAACTGTATTTTTTAAATGGAATAAAAGGAAAGAGGTGACAGAATGGCTAAAATTTTAGAACCGATTTCAGATGAGGAACTAAAGCGGATTACTGTTGCCAATCTGAGAACGGAATACAAAAAGTTAGCAGATATGTACAGAAAAATTATTAATGGAGAATTGGCATACTGTGAGCATTGTGGAGAATGGAAAAATACATCCACTGGGTTTTATGCTTCTAAAACATCTTCTGATAGGGTTGAACATTATGGTTGTCGTGAATGTATTTTAAATGAGTGTACGGACTATGATAAAAAAACAAAAAACAGAACTGACAATCGTGATAAAACCATTGCTGTTTTTAAGAAGCTTAATTGGTATTTTAATGAAAAGGTTTATAATGACCAGTTAAATATCATTGCAGAAGGTACTGGTGAAAAGGTTCGTGGTACTGCTGCTCAACAATGGATTGTATTATGTAGGAGTTTGAAGCAATACTCTGACAAAGACTTCTCTATGAGTGAGTTTCTAAATGTTGATGATGAGACATTAGAATTGACTTCTAATAGAAAACCAAGAAAAGAAATTGTTAAGTTATTCGGCAGTGGTTTTACTGTTGATGACTATTTGTATTTACAAGACCAGTATGACTCTTGGTGTGCAAGAACACAAGTAGATAGTAAGAGTCAACAGACATATATTGTAAGAATTTGTTTTAAGTTATTGGATATTTATAAAGCGCAGTTAGCTGGTAAGGACACGGAAAAACTTGATAAGAGTTTAAACGACCTTCTTGCTGCTGCTAATCTCCAACCTCGTCAAAATGTAGGTAATGCTGCAACAGACTCTCTCACTTTTGGTCAGTTGATTGAAAAGTGGGAAAATGAAGAGCCTATACCAGAACCATCTGAGGAGTTTAAAGATGTTGACAATATATCCAAATTCCTTCGTGTTTGGTTTAAGGGAGCATTGAGTCGTGCTTTGAATTTAGATAATGGATATTCAAAAGAGTATGACGACTACATTGACGAATATACTGTCAAACCACCTGAATACATGGGCGATGATGGTGACGGAGATGAAAGTGTTTATACAAAGATTTTTGGTGTAGAGGATAATTAATGGCTTCTACTGATAGGAAACTAACTGATAAACAAATATTAGATAACAAAACAAATTCTGTTATGCAGACTGTTGCAAAACGAGCTGCATATTATAGAGCCAACGTTAATAGGTTCGTGGAGGATTATCTTCAAATAAATTATTTGAAACTGTTCCAAAAGATTATTTTACACGCCATGTTTACGCATAACTCAATGGTTTTTGTTGCATGTAGAGGTTTGGGTTGAATATTCACAGCCCACTTAGCCAGTAATGGCTTTGTATAAATAGTGCGAAATTAAGCGAGAAAGTCCTTCGAAATTATTGGATAACTCGAACCGAAGGCTAGGTTTAAAAGCCTAGTCAGGGGCAACGCATAGGAAGTGAAACTGCAATGCAGAATATAATCTTCCCACGAGGTCGCACCACCCTACTTATATAGAGGGTGAAAAAATATGCTGAACTATATTCGATGACAAAGATATAGAAAATAAGACAAAAAACTTATTGATAACAAATTGAAAACCTACTTAATTGCATTGTTCTGTGTGTGTAAATGTATTCTTTATCCGGGTACAAAAGTCGTTGTAAGTAGCTACACCTTCAAACAAAGTAAAGAAACAATAAGTAAAATAACTGATGATTTTATGCATCATTCCCCTCTTCTATGTGCCGAAATAAAGCGATGGAGTACGGGACAAAATGATGCTGGGATATGGTTTCATAATGGAAGCTACATAATTTGTAAAGTAGCAGCAGAAACTTCGAGAGGTGCAAGAGCAAATGTTTTGATAATTGATGAAAGCAGAATGGTTGAAAAAAATATCATTGACACTATTCTATCTCCTATGCTTAATGCACCACGTTCTCCAGGATATTTAAGGAAGAAACAATATAAGCACTTGCAGGAAGTTGGGCAGAAGTACTTTCTTACATCTGCTTGGTATGCCCAATCAGAATTATACTCTCAGTTAAAAGATTATACATCTCGTATGTTAACAGATGGCTCTAGGTTCTTTGCATGTGACTTACCTTATCAAGCATCTATTGAAGCAGGTTTGCTTATGAGAGAAACTATCGAAAATGAAATGATGGAGCAAAGCTTTAATCAAATTTCGTTCATGATGGAATATGAGGGTAAATTCTATGGCTCTTCCGAAGATGCTCTTTTCAACTTTAATATTTTGAATAATAGACGTATTTTACAAGATAGTATTCATCCATTGGATTACTATCGTGAAACAATGACTTCTGTACCAAAGAAACAAGTTAATGAAAAAAGAATACTATCTTTGGACGTTGCTTTGTTGGCTTCTCGCAAGCATCACAATGACGCAAGCTGTTTTATTTTGAATCAGGCTATTGCTTCAAACGAAAATGAATATGTAAGCAACATATCATTTGTTGATACACAGGAGGGTTTGGTTACAGAAGAATTAGGTCTTTTAACAATGAGATACTTCTATCAATATGATTGTGATTATCTTGCAATTGATGCCAATGGCGTAGGACAAGGTGTTCTTGACTACATAATGGCTGACAGATATGACCCACTCTACGGAGTTCAATATAAAGCAATGACGGTAATTAACAATGACGATTTAGCTGTCAGATGTAAGGTAAAAGATGCAAACAAGTGTGTTTATGCGATTAAGGCAAGTGCTAAATTGAATAACGATATGTGCTTATCTCTTCGTTCAGGATTCCAAAATGGTTATATAAATCTTCTTATCAATGAACTTGATATGGAAGACAGATGGACAAAACAGATTAAGGGATATAACAAACTATCAGATGTTTTGAAAACAAAGCTGAAATTGTCTTATTACCAAACATCATTTCTCATTGATGAACTTATTAATCTTGACCATGATATTTCAAACGGATTGATTAAGGTTAAAGAAAAATCAGGTATGAGAAAAGACCGTTATTCTAGCTTGGAATATAATTATTATGTTGTAGACCAAATTAGATTAAAGAAAAAGAAAATAGCTAATACAAATGACCTAGTATCACGCTTACCAATACGTCAAGGTAAGCGTATTTCTATGTATAATTAAAAAGGAGGTGTGCTAATAATGGCGCAAACAAAAGAAAAGGTGTCTGGCACACCTTCACGTACCGCAAGTGAAATTAAGGAATGGTACGAACAAAATTATAGTAAAATACAAAAGTTTGAAAAGATTCAAGAGGCATTAAAGCTTATTGACCCAAGTAAAACTACATCTAGAACTTATTCTACTTTTGATAAAACAAAGCTAAGAACTTATATGAAGAATCCAATTGGACAATATAAGAATTTAAGAAATCTCAGTAGATATCTTTATTACAGAAGTAGTGTTTACAGAAGACTTATTTGGTTTAATGCAACTATGATTGATACTAATGCACGTTCTGTAATTCCAATCATTGATTTAAAAAAAGGCGGAGATAAAGATAAAGTATTAAAAAGTTATTATGAAACGCTTGTTGTATTAAATAACATGAATCTTCAATTAGAGCTTCTTAAAGCTTATGTCACTGCATGGAGAGACGATGTATTCTTTGGTGTAGCATTTTATGATGATACCGGGTATTTCATTTTGCCATTTGATGCAGATTACGCTCGTATAAGTGGTGCTTATATTACCGGAGACCTTGCATATATGGTAGATATGTCTTATTTTACAAAACATGAAGATATGGTTGAATGGATTGGCGAACCGTTTAAGTCTATGTATTCGGAATATCAGAGAGATACAACAAATAATCGTTGGCTTCCAATGCCGGATGAATATTGTGTCTGCTTCAAGGTAAATATTGATGACCACGAAGTACCTCTACCACCTTATATGAATTTGTTCAATTCATTAATTAATTTGGCAGACCTAGAAGATATTCAAGCAGTTGCTGATGAACAGCAGATTTATAAAATGATTACTGCTACTATTCCATTGATTAATGGTAGTGAAGACCCAGATAATTTTTCTGTAGACCCAAATACTGCAATCGACTATTATAACAAACTTGTAGAATCATTACCTGACTATATCACTGCTGCTATTACACCAATACCATTGGATGTACTTACTTTTGGTGATGACCAAGCAACTGATGTGAATAAGATTGAGAATGCAACCAAGACAGTATTTAATACTTCCGGTGGCGCTCAATTGCTGAACTCATCTTCCATCTCTGGTACAACTGCTTGGCAAGGAGCTATTAAATTTGATGAAAAATATGCTACTGCTTCTCTTCTACCTCAGACACAAGCTTATCTGAACAGATTCCTCGCATACCATGTGTCTAACCCAGCAAAAGTTAAAATGTTAGAAACCTCGCCATATACAAAGAGCATTTTGAAGAAAGAATTATTGGAAGGAGCAACTTACGGACTTCCTACCGCTTTAGCTGTCAATAATCTTAATGGATATAATGAATTGGAAACATTGAGTTTAAATTTCTTACAAAATGATGTTTTGGGTCTAACTGCTTCTTTTAAACCATTACAGTCTAGCCATACTACTTCTAACAATGGAAATGAAGGCGGTGGTCAGACCAAAGATATTGGTGGTGCTGACGGATTAAGTGATGACGGTGAAGCTAGTCAAGATAAGAGAGACAAGTCTAATGGTTAAGGAGTGATTGGATGAAATACAATTTTATAAAGACCACTGATGAGGTCACAAAAGAAAACCTTCTCAAAGAAGGGTTCAAACTAATTTCACAAGATGGGAGTGTCTATACATTTTTAAATGACCGCACTCTCACTTTTGAAGATAAAAACAACAAAATACAGTATAGCAATATGCTAACATTTTAACTCCTTTCTTTTCGAGGAGTTTTTATTTTTTGCAAAAATTCTTTGTTTAAACAGAGAAGTAATATATAGGCTTTCTCCAATGTAACGAATGATTGGGTATGTTCCAATCACATTGTTGAAAATTTGATTGGGCGTGGCGAAAGGTTACGCCCTACTTATACTAAGGAGGAAACTATGTCTTACAATAAAGAAACTGGTATGTATGAAGGTTATATATACAAGATTGTTAATGATGTAAATGGAAAAATTTACATTGGACAAACAAGAAGAGATGTTGATACTCGTTTTAAAGAACATTGTAAAGGTGCAAATATAACCAATAAAAAGAAAATTCAAGTTATAGATTATGCAATAAACAAATATGGAAAAGATAATTTCTCAATGGATGTTCTTAAATTTTTGTCTTGTGAAACAGAGCCTCAATTATTAAAAGAGTTAAAACAACATGAAATTTATTATATTGAAAAATACAATTCAAGAAATAATGAATTAGGTTATAACATTACAAAAGGTGGAGATTCGTGTGCATACTATCAAGAAAAAGCAGTTTGGCAATACTCTAAAGATGGTGAATTTATTAGAGAGTATAAATCGTTAAATGAAGCCGCTTTATATAATAATCTTAGCAAACAAGATATAAGCCATTGCTGTCATAAGACGAGAGGTGTATGTGTCGGTGGTTTTATGTGGTCATTTAAAGGAGAGTCATATAGGACTGATACATATATGAGGAATAGAAAAGTGTTCAAATATGATTTAGAAGGTAATTTAATTGAAATATATGATTGCATTAATGATATAACAGATAACAAAAAATTAAGACACAAAATAACAAATTGTTGTAGTGGCTATACATATAATATTGATGGTTTTGTATATAGATATATGAATGATGCTTTTAATAAATTTCAAGTATTACCTAAAAAACAAGGTGGACATACTATGCAAAAATGTCCTGTAATTCAATATGATTTGAATTGGAATATAATAAACAAATTTAATTCAATAAAAGAAGCTCATGAAATTACAAAAATAAACAAATGTGGCATAACAGATTGTTGTAAAAATAGACGAGAAAGCATCTTTAATTATCGGTTTCAATATGATTTGAAATAAAATTAAGAAAGGAGGAAGTATGAGTAAGAAGAAAAAAATTATGACTATTTCTGATTTATATAAATTTTGTATAAAAAATAATTTTTGTCATTTTAGCTCTGCAACAAATAACGAAGAGTTATGTGTTCAAATGCCGGCAGTTTTCGAAAAAGAAGAAAATGCGGATAAGGACAAAGAAGGTCTTACTCCTTTTGTAGCAAAAGCTTATCATGACCACATTAATCTTAATAAATCAGAAATCAAACCGGAAGTTTTAGAAAGTACTCTTCCATCAGCAATGCTACGCCCTATCTTAGCCAGTATCATTACTGACGAGGAAACTGGTGAAAAAGATTTTGGTGCTCACGATTTCGTATTCGAAGAAGACAAAGATGGAAACGAGAGAATCAGATATATTGAGCAACCAGTTGGTGTAATATTTGGAGACAATACCATTGAGTATGATGAAGATGATGGGGTTAATAGAGCTATTTTGCATGGTTACTTATACAATGAATATTGTCAAGATGCCGTGGACATTATGAACAGAAGAAAAACTGTAGATTGTAGCGTCGAATTATCAATTAGAGAAATGAGCTTTAATGCTGCTGATAAGGTTTTAACTTTGGATGATTTTTATGTATCTGGGTTAACTTTATTGGGTTCTAAAGTGCAACCTGGTATGAAAGGTAGTAAAGTAACCATTGAGGATTTCAATAAAACAAATAACAGTGTATTTTCTAATAATGAAAAGTTGATTGAACTTTTAGAAACGCTTAACAATACGCTTTCTAATTTCAATAAAGAAAAATTAGAGGAAGGAGGAAACGAGACAAACATGAATAAATTTGAAGAACTTTTAGCCAAGTATGGTAAGACCGCCGAAGACATCACGTTTGATTATACTGAGTTATCAGACGAGGAGCTTGAAGCGAAGTTTGAAGAATTATTTGGTGAAAATGTTGATGAAACAGATGATGTAGACACTTCAAATGAAGATGGTTCTGGTGACGAGCCTTCCGACAATGACGAAGGTGATGATATTGCTGATGCAAATGAAGAAGTAGAGGAAGAACCAACCGAAAATCTAACAGAAGAACAAACAGAACAGTTCGAAAAGATGGTACGCACATACGAGATTAGCCACGATGATATTCGTTATGCTCTTTACAATCTTTTGGGTGTATACGAATCCGCAGATAATGAGTGGTATTTTATTTCTGCTGTATATGATAGTCATTTTGTATATGAAAATTGGACTGGAGAAAAGATTTACGGACAAGCATATACAAAAGATGGCGATAATGTAGATTTTGATGGAGACAGATACACTCTACATAGAGAGTTATTAACTGATTCTGAGTATGCGGAACTTTGTTCTATGCGTTCTAACTACTCTTCTATTATGGCTGAGTTAAATACCTATAAGTCTGCCGAAGCTTATGCTGATAAGATGAGTGTATTTGAAGATGACGCTTATACTGACTATCTTGAAACTGAAGAATTTAAGGCACTAATGTCTGATGAAATTATTAATCAGTATTCTAAAGAAGAACTTGTAGAAAAGGCAGATGCTACACTTGGCAAGCTTGTTAAGAAAAACAAAACTTTCTCTTATACAGAGAAGCAGAACAAGACAAACAAAATCAATTTTGCTATTAAGGACACTTCTGATGAAGAAAAGAAAGCATATGGTACTTTGTTTGATTAATTAAATTAATTTGTGGAATAACCCACTACTATTACTTTGAGCATCCTAAACGATGCTCTTTTTATTTTAAAAAATTTTAAAGGAGGACAAAAGAATGGCAACAAGTTTTATCAATTTTGATAACAAACACGCTGTAGCTGAAAGCACAAATCTTAAGGCTACTATTGTTGGAAACATTTGGAGTGTAAAGGCTACTGATGATATCGACAATGGTGCAATTGTTAAGCGTGGCGATTATGTAGCACCAGAGTATTATGCAGAGGCAGAGGCAACTGAATTTGCAGGTAAGATTATCGAAAAGGCTGCAAATGGTAATTTCAGAGTAGAGGTTACTGCTGTAGGTGAATTGGAAGGTTTAGTACTTTCCGTTCCATTAATTTATGAAGAGTACACTGCTCGTATGCAGGAAGAGGCTAACTTCTTCAATGCAAAGGATGACCTTTTAAGAGTTTACCAGCTTTATGTTGGTGATGTATTCACTCTTTCTGCTGAAGGTTTCACTGGTACACCAGAAGTAGGTAGAACTGTTACTGTAGCTGATAAGAAGCTTGTAGTAGCGTAATTAGGAAAGGAGGATAGAGAATAATGAGAAAGTTAACATTTAGTAATGCTGATACTAGAGAAGTATTTGCAAATAAGGATTATGCAGATTTTCATAAGTTAATGTTTGATACCGCTTGCGGTAAGCAGAAGGTTTCTGCTGAAGATGCAAACGCAAAGATTCGTGAGATTATGTTCGAGATTCTTGGTGTAGAGGAAGGTTGCTCTCGCAAGGATTTACATAAGGCAATTCGTAGACATAAGATTGATGTTTTCGAAGTTATTGAAGAGACTGTTTCTGATTTACTTGTTTCCGGTTGGGGCGAAGACCCATTCTTCAACGAGTTTGTAGAAATTAAGTCTATGAATACCGGTGACACCAATGAGTTCTATGTTCCAGATGACAGTGTATTGACTGTATCTGAACTTAGCGGGAATCATCATGACCTTAAGTTTGATAGGGTCTGCGTAGCGTAAGTTGCGTAACAAAATATGTATCTAATTGCTGGAAAATCCTAAAGCTATTCAAACTACAACGTAATATCTTAAATGGTATAGGCGTGAATGTGACGAAAGTAGAAAAAATTGAATAGATGGTACATGGTTAAATCCTAAATACCTTAACAATGGATAATCAGCAGCTAAGACCGAAAGGTAAAGTTCAACGACTATTCCTTGGTTATAGAAATATAACAATAGAAGTACGGCTCAAGCGAGTGGGTGAAATTCCCTTAAATGGAAATGGTACACATCCTATATAGGATGAAGATATAGTCTGCTCACAAATGAAAGTTTGTGGAGTTATTTATTAACTCAACAGGGTGTAGCGTCCCTCTAAAATTATTTCCCCAAAAATAAACATACGAAGAAATGAGATGATTGAATGAATAACGAAATTCGTTCAGGGGTTTATTGCATCGAGAATGTGATTACACATAAAAAATACATAGGTCAATCAGTAGATATTAATAATAGATGGTATAAACATAAAAGCGATTTAAACCGTGGAGTCCATGATAATGATTATCTTCAAAAAGCATGGAATAAATATGGCGAAAACGAATTTGATTTTTATGTATTGGAATATTGCAATGTAGAAGAATTAAATGATAAAGAAAGATATTATATTGATTTTTATCATTCTATGAAAAGAGACTGTGGCTATAATTTAAAATCTGGCGGTCAAGATTATAATTATTTTTCTTCAGAAGTAAAAGAAAAAATTAGTTCTTCTAACAAAAAATATTATTTGGAACATCCAGAAATGAAACAATCTCGTTCAATTGGTGCATTAAATCAATGGGCAAATCCAAAAATAAAAGAAAAAATTTTAGGCGAAAATAATAGTATGTATGGAAAACATCATACAGAAGAATCAAAGAAAAAAATGAGTGAAACACGTACTGGTAAACCAATAGCAAAAAGATATCCTAACCCAGTAATTTGTGTGGAATTAAATAAAGTATTTGATAACTCCGTAGAAGCAGGTAAAGCCTTATTTTTAGATGGTTCTGCTATTTTAAAAGTTTGTCGTGGAGAACGTAAAATATGCGGTGGTTATCATTGGGAATTTTATAATATGGGAAATAATATATGTTAAACATAAGGATTCAGACAGAGACTTGGTGCAGGTCGTACTTTCAATGTAAAGACTTCCTGGTATGGGGTTAGATTTTAGCTCCCTTGCATCGAAAGATGTTTTGATAAATAACGCATTGAATTGCTGGAAAACCCTAAAGACAATTAAACCACAACGTAATGGTGAAATATACATAAACGTGATGGTAGCGAAAGCAGAAAGAATTAATTGTATGAGAACGAGGTTAAATCCCCTGTTCTTTCTACAATGGGTAATCAGCAGGTAAGCTCCGAAAAGGAGAAACTTCAACGACTATCCCTTTATGGGAGTAGAGTTACAAGTGATTGGTAGCTCGAAGTGGTGCGCCCCTCTATAGAGAAGTAGAGGGTGAAGATATAGTCTAATCTTTAGTGAAAGCTAAAGGGCATTTGCCAACACGGAGTAGCGTCCGAAAATAATATATAAAATGATATTATCGTGTTAAATATTAATGAAAGATCTATGCAGAGTACGAACTTTTCATGGCTGGTAAGGTTGACTGGGCTAATTTCGTTCAGAAGATTTATCAGGCTTTTGATAAGAAGGTAAATGATATGGTTTATGCAGCAGTTATGTCTGCTGGTGATAAGGTTAACCCAACCTCTCAGTTCACCAAAACCGGTACTCTTAACAAGGATACTCTTATTACCCTTGTTGAAGATGTTCAGGCTGCAAATGGTGTAGAAGCTGTAATTATGGGTACTAAGACTGCTCTTTCCAAGCTCACCGCAATCTCTGAAACCGATTGGATTTCTGATGCAATGAAGCAGGAAAGACATACTACTGGTCGTCTTGGTATTTGGGAAGGCGTTAGACTTGTTGAAATTCCACAGTCTTTTGCTCCAAATGATACTACTACTAAGCTTGTAGATAACACCAAGTTACTTATTATGCCAGTTGTTTCTGATAACAAGTTCATCAAGATTTATGATGAAGGCGAAGCACAGGTTAAGGAAGTATCCGATGGTGATACCAATATGGATAAGACCATTGAGTATGAATATCAGCAGAAGATGGGTGTAGCAACCATTGTTAACCGTCGTTTTGGTATGTACACTATGGCGTAATCGACTATCATAGTCGTTAATCGAAGGAGGGTGCTTTATAAAGTACCCTCCTAATATTATGTAAGGAGAAAAAGGAAAATGGCTTATAAAAGAAATAATAGTAACAAGAAATATGCAGCAAAGACTGTTGAAAAGAATGAGACTAATGAAACTGTTGAAAATGTAGTCGTGACAAAGAGAGAAGAACCAAAGGTTGAAAATAAGGTCGTTACCAAGGTTGAATATAATGGTGATGATTTAATTCCATGCCGTTCTATGACTAAGGGTGAGCTTGTTTATATTGGCAAGAAATCTAAGGAAACTTATATTTGGGCAGATTATGGTGATATTACCGAAGTCGAGTATCAAGATTTATTAGCACTTAAGTCTGCAAAATCTACTTTCATCTTTGATACTCTTTTTATTATTGAAGATGAGGATTTATTGGATGATCCAAAATGGAAGGAAGTAAAGGCAATTTATGACAAGATTTATTCCGATGATGTTAATACTTTAATTAACATGGACACAAATAAGTTTAAAAGAGCTTTTCCAAATCTTCCAAAGGGCTTACAGAAGGCAGTTATTACCGAAATCGCAACTCAGATGGAAGCCGGAACTTTTGACTCTATTCAAAAGATTAAGTTAGTTGATGAACTTTGCAATACAGATTTAGCTGCAATGTTATAGTAAAGGAGGCTCGCTATGCTTCCATATGATAAACTTTTTTCAAGGGTTTTAAATAAAATTGATGACCCAAAAGAATTATCTTTAGATACACAAGATTTGCTCGAAATTTACACTGAAAGACTCCATTCAGTAATTGGAAAACCAAGAGTGAGAAGACTCTTCTCTTCTATCGTTCTTGATGACGAAATTCAAGAAATGACGTTTACATTGAGTCACTCAGTTGATGAATATGCAGATGAGGATTTTGTTTTAGAAGTTCTTGCTCTTGGCATGGTTATTGAATGGTTACAACCACAAGTTGATTCTGTAAAACATACTTCTGTCATGATTGGCGGTAAAGAAGAAAAGAAACTTCTTGATAATCATAAGTCTATGATTGACCGCTTGGATAGTATGAAGAAAGAGCAGAATAAAATGATTAGGGACTACGGATATATGTATAATTCGTATATCAATGGTGACTAATATGGACTACTTATACGGAGAATTTACAGACGAGCAAATCAATGAAACTGTCATTTCAATGCATAATGACATTCACAAGTTGTTGTTGTATAAGGACAGAAATGTAACTGAACAGATATTTAATTCCGAGGAAGATTTTATGAGTTATTTCAAGAATCTTCTTTTTCGTTTTGGTGGGCTTAATGAATTGTTAGGTGAACCAAAGGAGATGGTAGATTTTATGTCTACTCTTCAAGCTGCCTATGATGAAGTTGTAGGTGAAGCTTTTCATTATAAAGTGTTTCGTAGGGCAATCTTAGATTGTCATGGTTATATAAAGGCAATGTTTGAGTAAAGGAGGGATACAATGCCGAGTTTAGAAACAGCTAGGCGTATCGCCTCTATTAAAAACAACGGTGCAAAAACAATTGGTCAAATTCATAAGGAAAATTCAGATGAAATCATGGAGATGACATGGGATAGCGATGTTCAATCGAAGACCTGTTTTATTTACGACTATTTTCATGATGACAAGCCTTGGCTTGCCGAGAATATTACACACGAGAATACTACAAAGACGCAAATTGATGCGAAGTTTATTGTAACAAAGTACTCTTCCATTGATAAAGACCAAGTTGAATACCACATTCAGTTTAAACCATCTCAGCCAGTTCAGTTTACTGAAGGGGATGAACTGTACTATTTTGAAACAGATTATCGTCAGAGATATAAATGTAACCCATTCATGGGTAAATTCATTGATATCCCAGACGAGAAAAACAATTATAGAAAATGGATGATTGTGGCTAAAGAAGAAGGGAATCAGTTTATTAAGTATTCTGTCCTTCCTTGTGACTACTACTTACACTGGATTGAAGTAAATGGAACTGAACGTATTAAACGTAAGATGTGGTGTGTATCTAGAGCAATGAACTCCTATACAAGCGGTCGTTGGATTGACAGATATATGCTTGGGCTTGATGATATTCAAAAGGTTTGGATTCCAATTAACCCTATCACCGAGAGTTTGAGTTATGTTGGTGGAGACAATAAGAATATGAGGATTGTTCTTAGTGCATTAATTAAGAAGCCTCACGTATGGCAAGTAAGTAAGGTGGAATTAACAAAACCACTTGGTATTATAAAGATTACTCTTGATCAAGATTCTTGGGATGAACATACCGATTATGTCAATCTTGAAACTGGCGAAATGTATGCCGACTACTATACTTCTAGTATCGAACCAACCGAACCAGAAAATCTAATACCTTCTACCCCTTCCGAACCATCAGACCCAAACACTCCTACCGTTCCAACTGTATATGGTAAAATCACAGCTTCTACTTCTACTATTAAAATTGGCGGAAGTTATAAAACATTGACGCTTAATCTTTATGACGAAAACGGTATTGACATTACTGATAACTATTCTGACGCATATCTCACTTGGACATGTAGTATTGATGGTACTGATGCAGGTAGTTTGGTTACTTGGTTAGATGGAACTACTTTTAATAAGATGAAAGTCAAATTTACAAATGACAGAAGTTATCTTGAAAAACTACTTGAGATTAAATGTGAAGTTATAAAAGAAAATGAAACACCAATTGAATCTGTTATGCAGTTTCAATTGATCGTCTAGGAGGTGGAATATGGAAAATAAGAAATACATCTATGACTTCTCTACAAAAGAAGAAATGCTCGAAAAACTTAGAGCTTATGCCACCAATCCAGACGATGACAACATTAGAATCAAGACGGAAATTTATAATACATTTTTGCATTGTCCTGAACTATTGTATGCCTTACATGAAAAAGTATATGAGTCAGAATTATTTGACGAAGATACTTTAAATGTAGACGAAAATGGTGAACCAACAGGAGAATGGGATATGTACTTTGGTGCGAATGGAAATATTCGACCGTTCTTATTTATTCCAGAAACCCAAACAGAAGTTAGGCACTATATTTGTTATCAAACCAGTTATGATGAATTGGTAAGATATAATCCGACCGAAAAGAACATGATTGTTACATTTACTATTTTTGTTAATGGTAAAGACAGTATGGATAGTTCTACCGGTATTCCTAGACATGATTTGATAGCAAGTATTATACGAGAGAAATTTGCATGGATCGGTTTGGAAATTTCTACTACGAAACCTACTTCCGACAAAGAATCAACAACAGACAATAATTATATTGTTCGCACATTGCAGTATGTTGTTACTTTGCCAAATTCTATTTCTAAAACGGATAAAGATACTACTTATTATAATAACAAGAGGTGGTAGTATGGCTGATGGGTTGATAAATAGTGGCATTATACAGAATGCAATCGAGCAACAGTTAGAAAACGAACTAGAAGAATCTATACAAGAATTAGATTTTAATCCATTACAAGTATACTTTGGAGATGATTATGTTGTAACAGATGGGATAGTTATCCACCAACCAACTATACAAGATTTTATAGATTGCGGTGAAGATAAGATATATGGGGTAATTTCTCCGTTTATTACAAATACCACTGCTTGTAGAGTTAAGTTATGGGATATGGGTATTGATTGGAATAAAATAACAAATCAAGAGTTGTTTGCCTTGATGATTAAAAATATCGACCATGACTATTCTAAAATTATTTTTGGAGATATTGATTTTTCTGGTTTTAGTTTCTATGAAGAAAAGATTGGAGATTCTAAGTCTATAGTTCTATACAATCCAAAAATGGATTTGACTATAAATGAGGAAACCATGAATAAGATGTGTGCTTACATACAGCACGTATTTCATGCGTTTCCACCAGAGGAGGAATTTACTTCTAGTAAAACCCTCAAACAAGAGCTTATTAACAATGATAAACAAAAGTTGTTAGCTCAAAGAAAAAAGGCAAAAGAAAAAGGAACTGATAGTCTTTTATCTATGATTTCGTTCTGCTTAAATCATCCTGGTTTTAAATATAAGAAGAATGAACTTAGAGATGTATGTATAGCAGAGTTTATGGATAGTGTACAAAGACTTCAAGTTTATGAGTCCACAAGAGCACTATATGGTGGAATGTATAGCGGAATGTGTGATCTCAGCAAAGTTAACAAGAACGAGTTTAATTTCATGCGTGATATTAAATAACACGCATGATTTTTTATTTTAACTATTTTTTAAAGGAGGAAATGAATTATGGCTTTTAGATTAGGCGATAAGATTTATAAGGAAATTTTATACTTCTATGCAGAAGACCTTGGTACTCTCAACCCACTTTATGTATTAACCCAGCTTTCTGAAGCTAATGTTGATATCACCGCAGAGTCTACTGATGTTACCGACAAGAATGGTAACTTAGTTAAGAAGATTTGGAAGAGTAAGGCTGGTACTTTCTCTGCAACCAATGCTTTCGTTAACACTAATATTATTGCTGCTTCCACTGGTAGCACTCCAATCTTTGCATCTGACGCAGAAAAGGTTACTATGCCAAAGATGATGCATGTTAAGAAGGGTGCAACTGTAGACCTTACTGGTTATGTAGCGGGCAGTGTAAAAGTAGCTCAGTATTTTGGTGATGGTGCTATTGGCAAGACTTATGCTTTAGGTACTACTGCAAGTGATACTGAGTTTGCTATTGCAGAAGATACTAATGTATTAACTCTACCAACCGATGCAGAAGCAGAAATGTTCTTCATCAAGTATCTCCGTGAGGTTGAAAAGGGTGCGCTTATTAGCAATAAGGCTACTGAGTTCCCAACTTCTGTTCGTGCAATTATGAAGGCTACCTATTACAATCCATGTAAGAAGAACGAACTCAAGGCAGACTACATTGAGTTCCCATCTTTCCAGGTGTCCCCAGAGACCTCTTTCCCAATCAATGCAGATTCCGCCACTATGGACTTCTCCGGCGATTTGGAAATCGACTACTGTGGCGGTGACAAGGTATTGTACAACATTTACGATGCTGACGAAGTTGACGCTGAGTAATAATTTGAGAGTGGGATATCCCACTCTCCTCTTTTAAGGAGGGAGAATATGGCAAATAGAATTTGTCTCACCTGTGGGAGAACTTATGATTTTTGCGGTTCTTGTCCAACAAGCGCAAATCTCCCTATGTGGAAAAACATTTATGACACCGAAGACTGCATGGGAGTATTTCAAGTTGTGAGCGATTATGCTCAAGGTGTCATTGCGAAAGATACTGCTAAAGAAAAATTAAGTCAGTATAATCTGTCTGTTCAGTATAAAGAAAAGATTAGAAAGTATATTGATGAAATCGTTGCAGAAGAAAAAGTCGATGTGGTTGAAGTTGTGGAAGAAACAATTGAAACTAAAGAGAATAAAAATGATGTGCCAAAAAATAATCGTAAGAAGGCATACAAAAGATAGTGATTGATATATGAGGGTGAATATGGGGTTAGCAAATCATATATCGGTTTGTTAACCCCTATTTTTTACTCTTTTGGAATGAAAGGAAAATATATGAAATTTGACAAGGAATATTCTACACAGTACATTTCCGAAATGAAATTTCTCATGTCCAAGGGAATTAAATATACATGGGTTTATATTAACGAAGAGGGATTCACTGTTTGGAAGTATAAAAAAGAAAAGCGTTTATGGGATGCATTGTCCGAGATGTATTCTGAAGAACATTAGGTGGTGGCATAATTGAACAACATATACTTAGATTATGCAGCTACTACCCCATTATTACCACAAGTTAAACAACATATAATCGAACTATTAAATGAGTTTCACAACCCGTCTTCTCTATACCAAGGTGGAGTAAATGTAAAAAATATTATTACAAAAGCACGTAATAATGTAGCAAAATTTATTAATGGAGAATCTGATAATGTAACATTTACCTCTTCTGGGTCAGCAAGTAATACTCTAGCCATAAAGGGTTATGTTCAAAAACACAACTGTTGCACATTGTTCTCTCCTATCGCACACAAATCAATTTTGAAATGCATAGAGAGTTGCAACAATTACAGCCATCCTTTGACTGTAAGTAGCGATGGAACTATTGATGTTTGCGAACTAGACCATTTATTGAAGTTTCTTAAAAAGGAAGCTTTTGTGATTATTGATTACGCCAACTCAGAGATAGGAACGGTTCAAGATGTGAAAACTATCGTTGATACGGTTCACAAGTATGGCGGAACTATTATGATAGATTGTACTGGTTCTATCTCATCAATACCATTGGATGTTAAGTCCATTGATGCAGATATTATAACATTCTCTGGTCATAAGCTTAATGCCTTAAAGGGAGTAGGAGTATTATATAAAAAGTCAAATATTGAACTTGAACCTTTGGTGTACGGTTCACAAGAGAACGGATTGTTCGCCGGTACAGAAAATGTTTTAGGAATTGCGTCTTTGGGTAAGTCGGTAGAAAGTTATGATTATAACTCTATTTCTTCTGAAGGTAGGGATTATGTATACAATTACATAATCAATAATATCAAGGATTGTTACTTAGTAGGTACTCCTCTAGGAGTACGTTTACCTCATAATCTTTATATGTGCTTTAAAGGTGTAACCGGAGAATCTTTAATGACCCTTATGGACTTGAACGGTATTCAGATTTCTACTGGGTCAGCGTGTAACAACTACTCTCTCACTCCGTCCGCTACTCTTACTGCTATCGGAATGAACGAGGAAGATATAAACAGTTGTGTAAGGTTGAGCTTTTCTGGTAACGAAACGAAAGAAGAACTAGATTATGTATGTATGAGATTAAAGGAAAGTGTGGACAGACTAAGATTTTTAGGACTAATTGTTAAGTAACTAAATTTATAGTCAAACATGTATAGAAGTGGACAAATGTATATATAGTACAAATTCTTTTATATGTGGACTTAACAATAGGTCTCAAGCCTAAGTGACTGCTATTGCTGAAAAGTATATTGCAGATATGAACTACGTTAGAGAAAAGGTTAAAGACACACCTTTAGATGTAATCGTCAGTCTGAAGCTCTGTGAGTGCCAATCAAGAAACATAGCTAATGTCCCGCTATGACAACAGAGAAACACATATACCCTCTCCGACATTGGCAAGACGAAAATCACTCCGAAAGGAAGGTATCCAGAGATGGAAAATAAAATTGAATATTGTTTTGTGATGGATAAAAATAATAAACCACTTGCACCAACTAAAATAAATAAAGGTTGGTATTTGATTAGAAAAGGAAGAGCAAAGTTAAAAAGTAAATATCCTATGGTAATTCAACTTGAGAAAGAAATAGAGTCCGATAATGAAGATGAAAGCCATATAGTCTGTGGGATTGATGATGGTTCTTCTCATGTTGGGATTGCAATTGTTCAAAAATGCTCTACAAAAAATAAGGTAGTATTCAAAGGTATAATTGAACAACGTCAAGATGTAAAACATTTAATGGATGTAAGGCGTGGGTATAGATGTTATCGAAGGCAACATAAACGTTATCGTCAAGCAAGATTTAACAATAGAGCTTCATCAAAAAGAAAAGGCAGAATTGCACCAAGCATTAAACAAAAGAAAGACGCTATATTGAGAACATTATATTGGCTAAATCGTTGGATAAACATTCAAGAATATTATCTTGAAGACGTTTGTATTGATATTCGTGCAATGACTAACGACTATAAGCCTTATAGGTGGCAATATCAGAAATCAAATCGTTTGGATGAGAATTTAAGAAAAGCCACTATTCTTAGAGATAATTGTAGATGTCAAGAATGTGGAAAATCGAATTGTGTTTTAGAAGTTCATCATATTAGAGCAAGAAGATATGGTGGTGCAGATACTATTGGAAATCTTATTACGCTTTGTTCTACTTGTCATCAAAAAACAGAGGGAAGAGAACGAGATTTTGAAGAAAAATATTTTGCAAAAATCAAATCTAAACCAAAGAGATTCGATTATGCTCAACATGTTATGCAAGGAAAACATTATCTAAGGGAAAAAATTTCTGGGTTAGGTGTTTTATATCTTACTAATGGTGGTGAAACTGCCAATAAAAGAATTGAGTGGGATATAAAAAAATCTCATAGTAATGATGCAATTTGTATAACAAATTGTAAACCCAACACATGTAATATTAAAGAATGGATTATAAAACCTATGAGAAGAAAATCTAAAGCCAAAACAGATAATGTATTAGGAATTAAACATAGAGATTTAGTATCTTATACATTTAAAAATGGCGAAACTCATATTGGATATGTAACAGCACTGTATCCAGAACTAAATGCTTTGAATTTTCAAAGCCCTACAAAACATTGTAAAAAGGTAAATGCTAAAAAGTGTAGACTACTTTGGAAATACAACAAAATATATTGGTTAGATAATGTGTCGTAAACACATTTATCTATATTTATACATTAATAAGTATATTTTAGTTAGGAGAATAAAGGATGAAAAATGACTCATTAGAAATTGCCCTAACTGAGCCAATTATGCCGAATGTGAACCCCGATGGTTATTGGTTACAATGCCAACGGTGCTGGAAAGAAGTATATCCAAAACAAGAGGTCTGTCACAATTGTAACCAGGCAATAGATTGGTCTTGGCTAGGAAAGTATAAAAAGATTAGGGAGAACTAGCATGGACATTTTAGAACAAGTACTTAATATGAAC